CACTGAATCTGTACTTCCCTACTTGTATTTCATGACCGATTAATGATTCCCAATGAGTAGCTGTTGCTAAATGAAACTTTTGAGCTTGTTCGTTCACTTTGATTTCCATTCCATTCCCCTCCAAAATAACGCTTTGGTTTAGTTTTCTTGACATGTACAATCGTGCAGCCACTCATCACACTTCCTACATTGACACTCGCAATTCTCTAATCTCTCTTCGCACTGACCACAATAATTTGTAACTTCATAAATCATTTGTTATCCCTCCGTTAAATAACGTTTCTACTCAGTCTTCTGCTTTATTTTTCGCTTCCGAATCACTTCAAATGTCTCTTGTACAATGCTTCTAACCATTAATGGAAGCCATCCTAAAACAATAACCACCGCAAAAACAGGATATAAGAATAATGAACCCCAACTATCTGTTGTGATTATCCATATAAGTAATACAAATCCAATCAATAGATATAATCCGATTGCTATTATCCACCAACTTATTTCAATCACCTTCATTTCTTAACGAAATTCAAATTTGGTCTTACTTAACCCCTGTACTCCCAAACCCACCTGTGCCGCGTTCACTATCTGATAGCTCGTCCACCTCAACAAAATGAGCTGTTTCCACTGGCGCTATGACGCCTTGAGCAATTCTGTCACCTTTTCGGATGATATATGTGTGCGAATCCATTTCTTCATGGACTTCATATAAATCCTTTCCATCAATCGTCCATATACCTCTTGTCATATGAGGACCTTTATCATTATTGTTATCTACAATGACTCCAACTTCGCCCCTATATCCACTATCGATAGTTCCTAAGACAACTCGTAACTTTGTTTTACGTGACATTCCGCTACGTGGTCGTATTTGCATCTCATATCCTGGTGGTAATTCAAATGCTAATCCTGTAGGAATCACTTTCGTTTGCCCTGGTTCAATAATCATGTCCTCCGCTGCTACAAGGTCAAAACCAGAATCCCCCGGTTTCGCATATTTAGGCAATTCCACATCTTTCACTCGCTTAATTTTCACTCTTAAATTCATTACATCCCGCTCCTTATAAGTAACTTTTCAATTTCTCTTTCTGATTCTTCAGCTCTTCCAAGGAAAGCTTTGTCTTCCGCTTCTCGTTATCCAATCCCACCAAGTGATATTCCATCTTACGAATCTCACTTTCTACTACTGCGAGCTCACCTTCCACCTGTATTTTGGTTTCTTTCTTCATGTAATCCCTCCTAGATTCCTAATTTGTTCATGATCTTACCTTCATCAAAACCTGGCACTATTCCACCGTCTTCAAATTTAAATGTTGGTGCTGAATTACTTCCTAAAGTTACAAACTCAACATAAGCATCAGGATCCGTTTCAATATTCTTTTCAATCAATTCCACCTCAACTGGACACTCTTTAAACATAACTTTCGCTCTATTACAATTTGGACAATTTTCCTTTGTATACATAATGATCTTAGTTGCCATTCTCTTCAGTCTCCTTCGCTTCTGCTAATAATTGAGTTACTTCATAAGTGCCATTTTGCAATTCCATCATTCTTCATCCGCTCCTTTTTGTGGAATCTTATCTATAACTTTCAAACTCCAGTAAGATGGGAGTCTATATATATCGCCTTCACCGCTACCATATTGAATTTCACCTTCTATATAAGTAGCTTCTACTTTTAAATCGTAATTTAATTTATGGCCTTCTAAGATTTCATTTTCTAATTGTTCAGGTAAGTCATTATCTATTTCTGTCATAACCCCTAATGTCATATATCCATGAACTTCATAAATAAATGGATTGCCTACATCATAGGTACTTACTATTACAGTGCTTTTATTCATTCTCCCTTACCTCCCTGTAATATCTCTGGATTTTCAAACTTGTTCCCAACCACTTCAGCCCAATGTCTCATCCTATGAAGGTACCAACCACCACAACTCAGTTCCATTAACTCGTTATATCCAACAACGTAATTCCCATCTATATCAATTGAACCTTGGAATGGATGCCCGCTAATTTTCACAATGTCACCATCGTAAATTTCGTTTCCATTTTTATCTTTTAATCCTGTGTACTGCATTAACTCCACTTGTTCAAAATTGAAATATTCCGTATCAATATGCTTCGAATATGTCGCTGGCACTTCTACTTTTTTGAAATCAAATTGTATTGAAAGTACTGGTAATACCAAATTCAATTCCTTTACATACGCTTTATACTTAACCTCTCTCATTCTCCCCATCTCCTTTTATCTTCTTTATCTTTCCAATCTTTAATGTGTACAATTTCACACCAGAAAGGGTATTGTGAATCTTTATCTCCGTACGATATATGACTAAACCAGTATTCTCCGTAGTCTCTATGCCATTTGAAAGTAGAGTCTAATTTAGGTTGTAACCCCATCTTCATCCAATGTCTTTGTAAACGAATATCATCAGTACCTTCTTTATTCCAAAACCACATAGGTTCGTTATGCAGTTTAGCTAGTTGTCTATTCCTTGTGTGTCTCATTATCCCCATCCCTTTCCAACAGCCCCGCCAGTTCCTCGCAACTCCCTTCAAATAAGTCGCGTCCATCCGGTAGCTTGAATATATTTTGTTGAATCAATAGTTCTATTAAAACGTCTTGCCTATCCATGTTGCCTCCTAGCTGATTTGTTTCTTTTTATATATCCGTGGTGATTTTGTAGCAGCCTTGTAAGGATCCATTCCTCTTTCAACCCTTTTGTAAAAAGTTATCTCTTTAATTCCATGTTCAGCAGCTAGTTCAAGGTAAATCGAATATCCTACCGGTTTTGTTGCTGCTTCGTAAGGAGTCATCCCTTCCTTTATTCTTTTCATATAGGTCGTTCTACTAATTCCGTTACGTTCAGCGATTATTATCATGCTCTCATGTTTATCTTCTTTATATTTTTTTACAGGTTCTGTTATAGAACGTTCGATACTCCAACCAGAATATTTAACCCGGCGAAATACATGTTTCATACTAATTCCATTCGCAGCAGCTATCTCGTAATCTTTAAAAGTTATAACCGTTGTGTATTTCATGATATTTCCTCCTTAACTTTTACTGAGCAACGTCTTCCTACCTTTATTGGTGGTGTCGTTGCCGCTCTTTCTAATTCCCACCCTCTAACATTTACTCTCGACATAAACGTTTGGTAATTGATGCCGTTTTGTTTTGCAATCTCTACCCAATATTTCTTGTTAGGATCCATTTCTTTTGTCGGCTTTGTTGCCGCTTCTTCACACTCCCACCCAAGAATTGTCACTCTACTGTAGAAGGTTCTAGTGTTTATACCGTTTCGATTCGCTTTTTTTACCCACTTCTCATATTTTCTTTCATATCCGTGATACACCGTTCCTGGCAAAGCTGTTATCGCCTTATCAATATCCCAACCTAATTCGTAAACCCTACCGTATAACGTGTGATATCCAATCCCATTACCCCTAGCAATCGCTCGCTCCTCATCAGTTAACCAACGATTCAATGCCATTCCTTTTCCCTCCTAATCTAGCTCCATTATTTCTTTCAGAGTCCGATCTGAGATGTATATGTTAACAATCTGTATCTTCCCGTATTTCTTCCTAGCCATTCCCTCGGCTTCGCTCTTTGTCTTCGCTTCAAACCAATCGATACTTTGTCTTTGATTATTATAAAAATCCACGGCGTAAGTAGGAATTCTCGGTGTATTTGCTAGGAATCGCTCGGCTGTGCTCTTCGCTTTGTAATCGAAAGTACCCAATATGTCGTCAAAGCTTAATTGACTTCTCACTGTTCAAACCTTCTTTCCAAATTAACGAACTTTCCGTACTCCTTAATGAATGCCAATTCTACCGATCCGACTGGGCCATTCCTTTGCTTTCCTATAATGATTTCGATTGTGTTTTTATTCTCGGTTTCTCGGTCGTAATAATCTTCTCGGTATAAGAACGCTATGACGTCTGCATCCTGCTCTATTTGCCCGCTCTCGCGTAAATCGGACATCATAGGTCTTTTGTCTTGGCGTTGTTCTACACCGCGACTCAACTGAGATAGAGCGACTACGCATACATTTAATTGACGAGCCATTGTTTTTAGTGTCCGGCTGATTTCTGCTATCTCCGCTTGCCTGTTTCCCTTATGTACCGGATTCCCTGTTATAAGTTGTAAGTAGTCGATAATTACCATGATTTGTTTACCTGGGAACTCATCACATAACTTTTTAACCTTCGACCAGATAAAGTTCGTTGTGATCCCTGCATCATCAAAGATTCGAATGTTTTTGTTGTTTAAAGCTCCCATAGCCTGTGTTAACTTCGTCCAATCTTCTGGGTTTAGTTCGCCTGTCTTCATGCGATTCCCATCGATATTACCGTTAATACTGACCATTCTCTTCAGGAGTTCCTTTTGCCCCATCTCAAGCGAGAAGATAGCGACTACATCGCCTTCACCTTGCTCGCCCGCTGCATTGCTTCCTACGTTTAAACAGAATGCCGTTTTACCTACTGATGGTCTTGCTGCTACAATGATTAACTCCTGCGGTTTGAATCCTGCCGTCATGCGGTTTAATTCAGTGAATCCCGTATCCATTCCAGCCAATCCGCGAACAGGATTCTCTAACTCGCCAAAAACTTCTATAAGTCCATCTTTAATTCGTCCGTCGCTGTTCTTGTCTTCCCTACTTAAATTCAGTAGCGCTGCCATTTGTGTTTGTATAGCAAGTTCCGTATCATTCCCGCTATGAACCGCCTGTTTTAACGTTTCTGTATTTCTAACAACCTCTCGATCTCGCCATTTACTCCATACGATTTTTTCGTAGTATTTAATATTAGAAGTGCTTGGTGTTGTTTCTGATAATTGAGCAAGATAACCGATTCCACCAACATCCTCTATAAGTCCTTTCTCAGCCAATCTAGCGGTCATTGTTACAAAGTCTACCGGTTCGTTCCCACCATCGATTTCGAGCATTGTACGAAAGATATGGACGTGCTGAGGACGATACATCTGCTCAGGTTGTAAGTTAATATCTTTTATTTTGTCTGGATCTAAAATTAGCCCCCCTAGAAGACCTTGTTCTGCTTGAATGCTGTATAACCCCTCGTAATCTAAAGTGTGATTCACTGTCTTCCCCTCCGTTTAATCCCCAATATCTTCGCAATTTCTTTTAAATGCTTTTCTCGTTCCTCCGGCGGCGCCACGTCCTTGCTATTTTCATCCCATTTATTGAACATGGATTTTGTCTCCGAAACAGTTGGACCTGTATATTTCACTTCATGATCTTCTTTTAATAAATCAGCCGGCTTAGGAGGAAATTGATTATATTTTGCATAGTTAGAAAGGTTCTTTAGCATTTCCTCGTATTCTTGTTCCAATAGAATGGTAGTCCATAAATCAATTTTCATTTGTGTTACTTCAAATATCGGATACAATGCACTGATTGCTTTTAATAATTCAAACGTCTGCTTCTTATTCAAGGTCAAAGTCCTCCTCTCTTAATTCTTTTTTACCCTTAACTACTTTAGGTTGATTTTTCGCCTTTTCTTTCTTGATTTTCACTACCAATGCATCGAACTGTTTTCTTAACTTAGTTGGAGAAAGAATGTTAGTACTCCAGAAGTCATCCTTTTGTGTCCAGTTGATAAGGTATTTAACTTGTTCATCCGTTCTATTATCTTTTTCTCTCATTAAACGGAAGTCATTAGCCCATTTTTCTAAATTTGGTTCTTTTGCTGATGGATTGTTTAGTAACATTAATTCGAATAACAATTTCGCATTTTCCAGGTCGGAAGTTGAAAACTTTTGACAAGAAGTCTTTTTCTTTGTTGTAGTCTCTGTAGTATTCTCTGTTAAAGATTGCGACATATTGTTAGAATCAATAGTTACATTTTGTGACTTTCCATTGTTACAATTTGTTACTATCCAATCTACCAATTTGTCATAATCCAATTTATAGTGAAGAGTCGGTGCCCCGTTTGCTTTCATCAACTTTGTATCAACAAGCCCCATTTCTTTTAATTTCGCTGTAGAGTAACTAACCTGACGCTTGGTTAAACAAATTTCTTCTTGCCATTCCTTATGTGATTTGTAGAAATATCCATCTGTTCTTTTCGATTTATCGCTATAAAATACGATTTGATTTAAAAGTACTGCTGTTGTAAGATCGCCAGTTAATTTGATGAACAGTTTTGGCACAACAACTATGTTTTCTTGCCCGCTTATTTGAGAAATAATAGTACGTATCGTGTTGTAATTGCTCATTTAATCCACCTTCTTCATCCAATATTCATAACTTGCACGATCTTCCATGCCTGTGAATCGAATTTTGTCCCTTCCTTTGAACTTTCCATCGTTATAAAACGTCTTTTCCGCCCTATAAACCTTTTTGATTGGAGTAATATAGTCATAACCTCGTTTTTCTAAATCACGAACTGCTTTTAACATTTCTTTCATCGTTCCACGTCTTACAGGTACTTTAAACATCACATCACGTCCCTTTCGCATATCGCGATACCATTTTTGACTTTCAATATTTTGTATCCTGGATAGCGATCGGGAGTAATGTACTCAATCGCTTTTGCCTTTGCTTCTTTTTCGTTTCGTGCGCCCTTCCATACCCACGCCGGAAGGACGACTTTCGATTGGTTTTTATCTAACATAGGTTTTTCACTCCTTAACCTGCTTGGCTATATTGACTTTCCCAACCGATTAATAATTCGATTGCTTTAGATGCCATTTTTGAATCAAAGTCATCTACATTTAATTGAGTTTTCATGTCATTCTTTAATGTCACTTCTACATCAGTATCCTTAGTGTCATAACCTTGTTCTCTTGCTAATTTGCTGACATTCTTTATCTTCGCTTTTATCATCTTCATTTGTTTCTCGGATGCTTTACCATTGCCACTGCTTCCTTGCGGTTTACTTGGTGTTTGTCCACTGTTACCTTTATGATTAGGTTTGTCCTTCCCATAAGTAGCTCCGTTTCCGTCATCATCTTCGCCTGTATTTAAGCTAAGGAACGCTGCTAATGAATATCGTCTTGCATATGTGATGCAACTTCCTACCGCTTGCGGATCGTTCTTCACCGGCTTCATTGTTAGTTCATCACTTTCTAACCATTCACCACTCTCGTGTAAGAGTAATGTTTTTAACGTTACGTTTTGACCGTCTCCACTTGGTATCTGCATGATGCTTAATCCATGTTTAGAAAGGATTGGTCTAATTTCATCTATAATAGTGTCTAGCGTTGCGTAATTATTCTTAAAGAAAGGATTGTCTGCATCCTTTGCTATTTTGTTAACTTCTGAATTGAATTTCACTAATGCCTTGGCTAGTTCTGTAATCGTTTCGCTCTTATTCATCGGATTCTCACGCCTTCACTCTGACGTAATGTAATTCCATCCCACTGCATTCCATCTTTAACCGCTGCAAGCAATAACTTCTTATCTACTTTAGGTGGTTGAGTAATCATGTATTCCGGCGGAACTACAGCATCTTCTGCTATATCTAAACTTGCTGGATTCTTTTGAATCCCTACTGTAACGATTGTGCCTTTAATACGTTTTACTTCTAATAAAGTCATTTGCTGATATAGGTAATCTTTTAAGCTCTTACAATTGTTTTCTACCGCTTTCCTACGTTCTGCTAATCGCTTTTCTTCTAATTTGATAGCTTCTGTATCTGCCTCAAGGTTGCGAATCAGTAGAGCGATGTTTTGCGCTTTATCTTGAATACTTTCTTCAATCGCTTGTAATGTATCTTGCAATGCTGATGGATCTACACCATCCTCAATCATCATTTGTAATTCTTTATAGTTATTTGTTAATTCATAAAGTCTCATAGTTTATTCCCTCCTAAAATGGCATTCTTCCATACGCTTGACCTGTTAAAACTGTAATTACATAATCGATATCTAGCTTTTTAAGATTGTCCTGTTCTTGTTCAGACATCTTTTTTAGTTCTTCAACCGCATGAGCCACTTGTTTAGGTAAAAAGTCTGTCATATATTAACTCCTCCTTGTTTTTAGGAGAAAAGATTTGTTATAATGTAAGTAGAAAGAATTACATTTCTTTTCTCCAGACCACATTAGGCGTAGTGTGGTCTTTTATTTTGTCTTGATTCCTTTTCCCCAGCATTTATAGATAGGGATAATGGGCATTGATTCAACGATGTCAGCCTTCCATTCTGGCGGTTCACCTTCAAAACGACTTTCCACTTCATAATGTTCAAATCTACATAAGTACTTGTTTCCTTCTAAATCATTGCAATATGTTGGTTCGAAACACAGTGACATTTTCATTCGCCTCGCTTCAGTAACTCTGGGTTTTCGTATATATTCCCGATGATTTCATAAAGAATGTGAGTGTTCCATGCCATAGGCTCTATTTCTCTTTGTCTCAAACGAATCGTATTTTTGTTATGCCACTTTCGACAAAATGAAGGGGATTCATAAACAATTTCGCATCGTATAACACTATTTTCATCCAAAGATAAGTCAAGAACATCTCCCTCATAAATCTCCTTACCATTCTTATCTTTAATTCCTGTATACTGCATTAACACAAATTCCGAAGTACATTCTTCGTATTTTCCTGTTGAACTGTCAAACTCTCGAACGCCTCCGTAACCATCTTCCATCTCTAACCATAATTTATTAAATGGGATCATTTTGTCTTCTACTTCATCCCATGCTCTAAACTTAATTTCTCTCATCTCAATTCTCCTTTCTTGATTCATTTTTCCAATCAATCGTATTCTGGGTTTGTCACTTCAAGCTCAACTGCATCTTCATCAATAATTAACTTCGCTTTACGTGCATACATTTTGAATAAAGTTTGTTCCATTCCGTAAAAGCCACCCATGATTGTTTTAGCATCAAATTCTTTGAATTCTTTTGTGTCTCTGTAGTGACGTCTTTGTTCACGAATTTTAATATTTTCAACAACATTGCTCTTTTGATTTACACGAATTTCGTATTTGCAATCGTATTTGTCTTTATCGGATTCTGCATCGAAGTACACATAAGTGAAGCAATAACTATTTTCAACATGCATCGACATTTCATGGTAGTCTTCGTAACCCATTTCATCTAAATCTTCAATTTCTTTCACTAGATCCTTCATAATCTCGGACAGCTTGTATTCTTCTTTTGAATGAAGTAGTAATTCATCTAATTGTTCCTTCATTCGATTAACACCCTGTTCATGTAAGACCGCATTGAAATGGTCTTGAATAGTTGAAACGATAAAGTGGTTATAAGATGGGATATCTAATTCACTAAGATTAATTTGAAGTTGCTCTTTTACTTGTTTTTCAAGCATTTCGCCAAAGTCACTATAACTTCTTAAAGAACGGTCGATTACATTTTTAATCGTTTCTTCTAATTGAGCTTTTACGATTTTTTCAACATAACCTTCATCTTTTAACTTCGCTAAAGAGTCATTAATCATTAAATTTAAATCCATTTTCAATTCCCCATTTCTCTCATTTGTTGATGCTTCGCGCATCGGAACATCCAGGAACCTTTCATTTAGGTGGGGACCAACATTAGATTCCTGAACATTCCGACAAGCAAAGGCTTGTCCTATTTAGCGAATAACGTTTTTGTTAAGTTTTTAATAACCTACGCTAATACAATCGATACACCAATATTTAGGATTATTTTTACGCGACCAATAATCTACACCGTACACTTTTTTAACATCAACCTTACCTTTACAGACATGACATATTTTAACTTTGGTGACTCTCCAACGTTGCTTTTTCATCTCTCATTTCCCCTCTCTATTTAGCTAGAGTGATAAACTCCTTATGCATTTCCTCAACCTTATCTGCGCTGTTATGTATCCCTTTAGCTCTTAAATCCTTTATGATCCATGCTAGTTTCTTTTGTTCGTATTCATCACGTTGCTGTTTATCCATCACTTTTCATCCTTAATCAAATGTTTGTTTATGAACTCCATAAGTTGAATGAATCCTGCAAGTCCGATAACCGCTACCAGTATCATGAAATGTGAGAATATGCTCTCTTCCATCATCTACATCGCTTCCTTTCCAAGAAACTTATTAATGAAGTAAAGCTGACCTTTCCCAGTAACTTTTGTAGTGAATGATGTTACGAACTCACCTAGACTATTTGTTCTTACATATTCTTGTGATTCAAATAGCTCTAAGTCCATTGAATACTGTGTTGGAGTGTTGTACAGGCTACCTCTTTTTTTGCAAAGATATCCGTTTTCTCTAAACCATTCGAAGAGTCTGTTTTGTCCTGTATCAATTCCTTTTTGTCTCATTAAGTTTGCTAACTGTTTGACGGTTATTAGATTCGTTGATACTTGCACCGCTTCAGCAAATGTTACAAGCGGTTGTTGCTGTAAGAGTGTTCTTTCCGCTTCAACTCGTTTTGCCTTTTCTTCTTTTAAGTTTGTAAGAAGCCCAATCATGAAGTCTGGATTAGTTACCGCTTGTTCAAGCGCTTGATCTGTCATGTAAGCTCCGTGTTTTCTAATAGAAGGAAGCACTTCACTTGTTACCCACTTTTTAAATGCTTTCGCTTGTGGTTTGCGGCTTGTCATGATTAGTGAGTAAAGACCGCTTTCGTTGATGATGTTTGTGTTACCTGATAAGCCCCCTATGTTAAACATAGTCACCTCATCTTCATCTAATTTTTGAACTGCTTGTGTTGTGTTTTTAATCTCCAATACTTCACAAACATCTTTAGCTACAAACCAAACATCTTCACCTTTTGCCACCGTTCGAACTTGACCGAGTTCTTCGTTATTGAAAACTTGTAATTGATTCATTTTCTTTTTCCTCCGTTTCGTTTGTTGTCATTTCGACAACATTTTGAGCAAAAAAAAGTTCATTTATTGATACTCCAAGTGCATTTGCTAAGGTTGGTATCTTTTCAGCATCTAACCTTCTTTTGCCATTTTCTATAAAAGAAATAGCTGAAGCGTGGCTGAAGTCAAGCTTCTTAGCTAGTTTTTCTTGTGTTATATTTTTTTGTTTGCGAATATCTCGGACTCTGTTTCCGAATGTCATATCCGCTTCACCTCCTGTCGTTGTCGTTTTGACAACTTCTTGATTTCATTATAGGTTGTCATTTCGTAAATGTAAACCCTATTTTGTCATTTTGTTAAAAATATTTTTACAGATAGTGAAAAGTTGTCAAAAAGTATATATACTGTAATTAAGCAAAAGTTTTGCAATGCACAGTAAGGCAGTGTAACGCACCTTAAAGAAAGGCAATGCACATTAGTAATGGGATATTATTTATAAAGGGGAATAATAAAATTATGAACTTAAACGAAAGATTGAAAGCGTGTCGCGAAAAGAAAGGGTATACACAGACTTTCATCTCAGAAAAATTAGACGTAAATAAAGCAACTTTATCTAGTTACGAATCAGGAAGACGTAAACCTGACTACGAAACATTAACTAAACTAGCAGACATATACGAGGTTTCTATTGATTACTTGTTAGGAAGAGCTATGCACCAGAAATTAACAGTTAAAGAAACAGAAGAGATAAGTAAAGAAACTAATGAATGGATGACACTCATCAATCAACTTTCAGAGGACAACAAAGAGTTGTTTAAATCAACAATTCAAAGCTTTATATCTAAAAATAAAACTCCGTGAGACTAATAATTGTCTACGGAGTTTTATTTTACTTTTTTTCCTGTTCAGCAAGTTCCTTTAACAAATCGCGCAAATGATCGACATTTACCCCTTCAGCTTTTTCCATTAATAAAACTTGCGTTATCATCTCTTCCATTTGCCTTTTCCCCCTGCATCCTCTTTTAGTTATACACACAGTGGAAAGTTTTCGACCGTTTGGTCATTTGCTTTCCACCCCTTATAAAGCACGAATGACGCTATCTTCACGATAGCGTCATTCTTTATTTTCAGCCGCCTCCTGCACCAGGATCGACCATCATTCTATATTCAATTGGAGTTTGAGATTGTTGTGATACTTCTTTATCGTTATGTACTGGTGTAAAACCAACACATGCAATAATCGCTGCTGCTATTACTATTTTGATAGCTTTTAGCTTCAAATAAAATCACTCCTTTTCATACCTTAATTATACCATTTTAAGCGCTCTCTTGATAGTCTAGAATAGAAAAAATCACCTAATTTTTCAAAATCTGCTATGGATTCTTCGAAGTATTTTTTATCTCCAGTAGCTAAACCTTTATAATACTTCTGTATTGGGCTTAAAATGCCATTTTCTCTTTCTAACTCATCTAACAAAAATAAAGCTTCCTCTTCACGATTGGTTACAGCGTATAAAAATGCTTCTTCAGCTTTATCTGTAGGATTTATATTTTTTAAATCCTTTCTCCAATATATTTTCAAGAAATTAAGCGTGTTCTCTATAGCTTTTTTTCTAACTATACATTTTCGATTAGACGGTTTTTCTAATGTTAATATCCCTTGTTCGAAATAGTGCTTAGCGATACTGTAATCTTCAAGTATATACGTTTCCCCTAAAATACAATACGCTAGTGCTTTCATACACTCGTACTTGTTTAAAGGCTCGTTTATAATTTCAAAGCAATATTTTCTAGCTTGTTCTAAATCATTTGCATGATGGCTACTTGTAGCTAACATCTCTTTCGCCCTTAATGTGAACGATGTTTTTGAAGTCCCTTTTTTTATTCCCTCAATATACGGCATCAATTGTTTTGTATACTTCAAAACCATTTTGTGATCATTAAAATCAAGATGCGAGTATATTAATGCGAAATCAGAAATTATTTTCAATTCATTAGTTGATATTTTTTTTGATTTTCTGAATTCATCAACAGCTTCGAAAAACTCGTGTTTGTTTAAAAAACCTTCATTACGCAACGATAATAATTGATATACTTCTGCTATTTTTTTGTTCAGTCTTGCGTTTTTGTTTGTGTCATTATTATTTATAATTTTAGCGATTAAAATTTTCTGTAATTCAAATTCACCATACATATTCAGTACTTCAAGTCCCAATCTTTCGTTATTAGGAGACATATATCCAAAAGCCTTCAGCAGAGATTCTCTTCTGAAATTAACATTATCTGGCTCGTATAACCTTAATGTTTCAACATAATGCATAAAATCAAATTTAGTACTTTGAGAAAAATAACTATTCACTGTAGTATGGCTAACATTAAATAAAGTTGCTAATTTACGATTTGTGTAACCGTTAGACTTCAAGTCTTCGTGCATCTTCTTTAATAACATTTCCATTTTTGTCCTCCTTGTGGACAAAAAGACACGTAAACCCCATTTTGTTACATATAAAGGAAAACGTGTCACTCTCAATCTAAGATGTGTTATAATATGTATGTACAAGATCCGCGACAATGTTCCCTAGCTGGCTTAGGGGGCAGTGTAAGAGTGCTTCCAACACTACTTACACCGTGGGTCTTTTTTCACGTCCGTTTATTTTATTTGTTTTCATAATACCACAAATTTCCCAATATTCAGTCCTATGATTGTCAGACAATTGTTGAGAAAGTTAGAAAAACGCTTTATATCAACGTTTTTCAAGTTGTACAAAAATAAAATATGCAATTATGCATGTGACATAACAAAGACCTCATGAACATATATTACCATAAAAAACGAACTTTTGTTCTATTTTATTTCGAGATTATGATTAATTATCTATCATTATACTATATAAGACAATATATCTATCATTTATAGTATATCGATATTTCTATAACTATACTGATAGTATGAAAACTTTAGGTGAAACTTTAAAAAATCTCAGGAAAAGTCGTTCGCTTAGACAAGCTGATTTGGCTCATGAACTAAACCTTAGTCGAAGTCAAATCAACAACTATGAAAATGGTTTTTCTGAACCAGATCTTACTACTTTGTTTCGTCTCGCCTCCTTCTTTAATGTATCGTTAGATGCGCTTACTGGTCGCACTGACGCTACTGATGATGAAAGGCTACATAATACTCTAATTGGTGTTCAAAAAACGTATGGGGCGTTGTCTGAAAGCCAAAGAGAGAACTTCTGTAAGCAACTTGATCATTATGTAAGGTTCTTAGGTGAGAATAATGAAATATTGTGATTTGATTTCATCATAAAAGAAATCATTTCCATTTGCTAGAGGTAAAATTTTACATAATTTTACCAATTTATCCAACGGGAGCTTAGGCTCTCTTTTTTTATTTTCATTCGACAAAATGTGACAAAATAGTTGTAACTGTTTTTGTTATGCTTGGTTAAGAAATCTTACATTTTAAAAGGGGATATTATATGGCTACTCCAAAATACACTAAAATTGATGAACGCTTTGGCGTTATTGAATACCCGGTTACTCTTGCAGAGATGGTTAAAATATCAAAGGAACTACCAAAAACGGAACGTAAATACTATCAGTTTGCTTTCGATGCTTTAAAGAAGGCAATGAAGGCTAAAGAAAATATTCATTACTTTGAAGTAGCTGATCCTAAGCTAACAAAAACAGGATTCATTGTTGTTGGGGAACATAACTTATACCTGGTAATGATGAAAGGCGGCTTATTTGGTGGCGCTGAAGCTGAAGTAGTGAAGTACAAGGACATTAAGGATGTTGATTTTGACATCATTCAAGGTCCGTTCGGGATATCTCTTATGAATACAGGAATTATTTATCTTGAAATGAAGAAAATGTTCGGGACTAAGAAGCGTACAATCCGTAATATCCCTGACTACAATGTCGACGGGGTATTAAAAGCGATTCGTAATAAATTGAAATAACTAATACATATCGGAGGTAACAATATGAAACGTAAATTACTTACAGCATTATCTTGTAGCGCCTTACTTATGGGATTAGCTGCTTGTGGTTCAAATGAGAAGACTGCAACTGAATCTAAACCTAAACAAGAAGCTAAGAAGCCTGAACCGGTTACTACAACTTCACTTATTAGCGAATTCAAGAAAGCTGGATTAGAAGCTGAGAACCCTACGGACTTAGAACAAAAAGAGTTCGGAAACATGCGTAAAGACGGGAAACGTATCCTTGCACCGAAATTAGGTGAGGATAAAGGCGGCCGTGTGTTTGAATTTAGTAAGAAAGAAGATTTAGAGAAAGCTAAGAAGTATTATGATGAGCTAGGAAACTCAGCTCCAATGCTTTTCTCACATACATATGCTAAGGGGAATTTCCTTTTACAGATGAATGGGGAGATGAAAGATGATGAGTTTAATAAGTATAAAGAGGTTATGGATAAGGTAGTGAAGTAATATTCCCGTTAAAGGAGAAACACATATGCAATCTCTTACTAAAGATGAAGCTTATAAAATGATCAACTTATTGATTCCATTTCTTAACGATCCGCAAAACGAACGTGAAATTGATGAAACGCAGAGACAATATTTCATAACTACTCAAGAACCAGAAGTTTGGCGCAAACATCCCAAGTTACCTTTAGAAATATCATCATGGGGGCGCGTCTATCGTCTTGCATTTATAGACATAGCGAATTGTATCTATGAAGGTAGAATGCTTAAACTGTCCTCCAATCAAAAAGGAAATATTGGCATAAACTTTAAACGTGATGGGGAATCGAACAAAAGGCTAACGGTTCGTAAGTTAGTTGAGGAAACTTTTTAATCTGATACATTAACATTCGAACGGGAGTCCATCCAATACATATTATTAAAATTATAGTAGTTCAATTCGGAGGAAGGCGCCCTGATGGTGCCTTTTCTTTTTTCGGAAAATGCTTAAAGTGCTAAATTATTTATTTTAGATTACCACCCCTTGTCACCTAATCTTGAAGTTATGTTGCATAGCATGATATAATTGACGTACAATAAGATAAAGATGAAGATAAAAAAGCCTCCCAGTACGCCAATACTGAAAAGCTTTTTATCATCATTATTTGTTTTCTTTTTGACTTAATTGAACAATTCCAATAACAACTAAAAGCAATGTCCCAATTGCTGTAACGGTGTTTGCATCCATCATGTTTTCACCACCTTTCAAGCCTTTCGTACGCCAATACGATGGGCTTATTTATTTAGTATAGCAGATGATAATATCGTTTTGTTGACGAATAATTAAAATACTTAGTTAATTTTATAATCTTTTTTACTAACAAAACATTACCTTACTTTCACCATTCTGCTTTTGTTTCTTTGACTGTTTCTGTATATTATTTTACATACAAAATTTCACGTACTATATCTGATTGATAAAACACAATTCAAAACCAAACAATAATCCTCTTGTTTATCAACTTCATATATCTAATTTAAACCTTTTATTCATTACTGTCGTTACCAAAAAAGTACCTTAACTAAATGTTAACTACTAACTTAGTTTAAGGAGACATACTGTAAGGAACCTTGTAAAATTGTTTATCCATCCCCTTATCCTCTAACCGAATAAGTAATAATTCCCTTATTTATTCCTCTATCTAAGTAAGTCATTTTCCCAGGTCTTAAACAATCCTATATTTTTCATCATTTATTCGAATTTAATCTTGACTGAAGGTCTTGAGGGTTTTTATCATGTGGGAACGATTATGGAATACGGCTGGAAGGCAGATTTATCCCCTACTTTGAAAGACTACAAAAAAGTAATCAGTCAAAATAGATGGATAAGCGTCTTGTTTTCGCCATGCGGTCACTTATAAGGTATCCGTATGTATAGACCCTGTTCACTCAGCGATTTTCACCGCATACATCCTTTTGCTAAGGCTTGTCCTTGTAATATCGTCCCTACACGACAAACTGAATGCACTCCCTAGCACCGTAATGCTAACGATAACCACCCGAACCTTTTAGAGAATCGTCCCTAGGCAAGTTCTCGCCTACCCTCACCAAAAGAACAGGATTCCAGTGAGGGGTGCTGTTTTTGTAGGCGTATACTCTGTACCCCCTGCACGACCAACAGCTAGCCACGCCGTAACACGTTCCCTCTATATAGAAGCACGGAATCACGGCTTATCAGTTTTTATCTACGTGGTATCAGGCAATTCCACGCGAACAAAAAACAAAAAGACATCTCCAATTCCTAAATAGCCTGTACATTCACAAGACTTCTAGGTTTAGAGATGCCCGGTATATATCTTTTGGACTACAAAATAATCAAAACTAGTATTTACTAGTTGATATTTATCCAAACAATAGATAAAATGGGTATATCAAAGAAGCCTCGTGAAAAGGCATAGTTGTTTAAGAAAGTGATGGTACACTACTTAAACGTAAACACTGTGGTTGAATACAGTTCTTTCTAGTAAGTGTTGGTTGCAATTACTAGAACTAAGTCATTCCCGCTATCGGTTGGCGCCAATAGCAAATGGGAGTGGCTTTTTGTTTTGTGTTCATATTCAATTGTTTTGCTCGATCTATTTATGTAGATTTGATTTATCAAAATATGTTTTGTTTTGTAGAATGTTGCTTGTTGTTTATTACGTTACAACAAGCTTTTTTGTTTGTAAATGCCTCTATAACTCGTAATATCCCCCACTATATAAAAAATTAAAATTCATTTTTATACTTTTATAAATTTATAATTTTATAAAAATCCTGTTTTTCAAAAAGAGAATGATGTTTTTGTTATAAAATTATAATTTTATAAATTTATAATTTTATATTTTTATAAAAAATACACTTATTTACCTTGATATTACAGTCTTTTTAAAAAATATTTTTTTACACATCGTGTACTTATAATTGAATAGACAACTATTTATAAAAGTATAAAATTATAATTTTATACTTTACCGTAGGTTTGTTGTGGTATAAAATCAAATTATAAATTTATAAAAGTATAAAAAACTTTTTTTTACGAGGTGACGGAAAATGTGCAAGGTTATCACAACTGGGAACTTCAAAGGTGGAGTCGGAAAGACTACTAATGCTGTCATGTTAGCTTATACATTCGCGAAATATGGAAAGAAAACTTTATTAGTAGATTTAGATCCGCAAGCAAATGCGACTGATTTACTATTCAACACAATGAAAAAAGTCCATTCAATCGAGCCGGAATTCAAAAGAACTTTAGCTATGTCTCTTATAGATGCAAACTTACAAAGTGCGCTAATTAATGTACTTCCTAACTTAGACCTACTTCCTTCTTACGAGGATTTACAAACATATGAGAAATTCCTATTCAGAAATTTTGAGGATGACTTCTCACAAGATACTTATTTCGCAAAACAGTTAAGCACAATCAAAGAAAATTATGATTACATTTTTATTGATGTGCCACCACAGTTAAATAAATTTGCGGACAGTGCCTTAGTCGCTAGTGACTATGTAATGGTTATTTTACAAACGCAAGAAAGATCATTAAAGGGTGCTCAAAAATACGTTGAACATGTATTCTCATTAGCGGATGATTACAATTTACCGTTAGAAATTATCGGGGCGTTACCTGTACTAATGCAAAACGGGAATGAAATCGACAAAGATATCCTTCAAGAAGCAGAAGAGATTTTTGGTAAAGCCAATGTATTCAGTAACATCATTAAACAGATGGCGCGTTTAAAACGATTTGATAGAACAGGAATCACTTATAATCTAAAAGACGTTCATGATAAAAACGTTCATACTGTATACCAAAATATCGCAGGTGAAGTTGAAAAAAGAATCGAGATTTTGGAAGGAATGACAACAGTAAATGGATAACAAATTGAATATAGACAAAGAACAACTTGGTATGAGAAGAAAGAAAACTGAAGGGTCAGTAACCTTTACACCAGAAAGTAAAGAAAATCAGGAACGTAGTTTTCCTGATGATGATAAACTCTTTGAAAAACCGAAGAGAAAACTTACTACGAAAGAGTTACCTAAATCTTTCCGTGTCTCATTAGAAACGCACACAGCAATATCCACACTTGCTACAATTGAAGATATGAAGATCTACGAAGTGATAAATATGTTGATTGAAGAAAAAGTTGCTTCATTACCTGCACCAAAGCAAAAGTTAGTAAAAAATGCTGTAAAACAAGTGCTTGAAGTAAAGAAAAGCCGAGAATAGGTATAAAGTTTAATTTTATACCTACCTGAATTTATAAATTTATATTTTTATAAAAGTATAAATTTATAAAAATATAAAAGGAGTGGTTATTTTGGATAAACAATACTTGGTGACTGTTACGCCTATTCAAGAAGATTCTAAACCACAGAAAAAGAGTTCATTGTCAGCAACAGAAAGAAAAAATGTAAAAGTATCACCTGAAACACTTAATAAAATAAAAGCCATTTGCACAATTAAAGACATAAAAAGTTATGAGCTTATTGATGAAATGCTAGATTACTATATCAATAATAATTTGAATTCAAATGAGAAAACTAACTTAACTGACATAATATCTATAAAAGGACAAGCATAATGCTTGTCCTTTTTTTATTCTCAAAAGTTTTTAGGGAGGATTGTAGATTCTTAGGGAGAATGTTGCAATAGGAACGAAAGGGGGAACGGATACAAATGGATCAGGAACAGTGGAACGGGAATCGTGACTCATTAGAGAAATCTTATTGGACGAAGGAAGTTGCTGAGACACTTGGTATAAGTGATAGCTATTTACGTAAATGGTGTTTGGAACTTGAAAAGAACGGATACAAATTTATCAAAGTTAAGGACGGAAAGAACAGAGAGAACCGAGCATTCACGGAACACGACTTGATTGCATTACGAAAGTTTCAATCACTTATCGGGAACGCTGGAACGACACGTTCTATGGCTGCTAAAGTCATTGCGGAAGAATACATTTCTGAAGATAGGAACGGTGGAACGGGGACTGTTCCTGCACCTCTTATTAGAGATAACGATCGAGAAAAAGCCTTGGAGGAACTAAAAAAACTAGCCTTCAATAGTTGGAAAGATGAATTAAAATCAGAGCTTGTAGAAGAGATCAAACAAGAACTTAAAGAAGAAATACAACAGCATATGAAAGAGGCAATACAATCAGCAGAGGAACGTCTTGGTGAACGTTTAAAGAGTCATGACGAACTACTCATGCAAACGATTCGCGAACAACAAGAGACTAAAAAGATGTTAGTTGCAGCGCAGGAGAAGAAGAAATGGTGGCAATTCTGGATTAAATAAAAAGCCCTGCATATACAGGACCTTTTTTTATTCTACATTCTTATGCAGTTACATAACATAGATATAGTCTGTTACCCCTGTAACTCTTCCCAGCTCCGACCGTACAACTGGGTGTGCTGTTTAGTTAGGGAAGAGTTACTATATTTCTGTTCAACTGGTGGTTTCATTTTACAGATGAATGCATGTTGTAGATCACCACCAGCTCTTACAGAGATAATTGCATGGAATCGTGGTAATCTTGCTGCATCATCGATTGAAATCGTTGGTTCTAGTCGATGTTGGGACAACTCAAAAGTTTTAATGTGGTCATTCGAGAACAGAATTTGTTGCACTCCGCCACCCTGTAAATTTTCTTGTAAAGAGTGCGGTAACTTATTCCAATGATGGAACGCATATAACGCTCCAAGACGTTCCTTGCGTCCCTCTGTACCGATACGCCCCATGAGTTTTGTTAATCCTTCCGTAGCGTACTGCTCAGGCTCATTAAATACTACAAAACATCCCCTACTCTGTTCTTCTTTATTCATAAGCATGCGTGTCATGAATGTTTTGAGTGTAATCCAGTGGACGAGTGTTTTAGATGCTAATTCACCTAATTTTCGGTTTGGTATACGGATGATAACGACTTTTCCTTCCTGCATCCACTTAGCGAAGTCCACCTCTTTCTTTGGATCCTGTGAAAAGATATCGTACAAAGTATCATTACCAAAGAAATCATCTAATCTATTCAATACAGCATCTGCTTTGCTTCCTAACTCTTCATTATCTCCCCAGGACAGTAACTCTTCTGCTAATCTTTTATTCCCTTCTTGGAGCAGTTGTTCAATTACACTTACACGAAACCCTTCATCCTCTAAGATTCTCTTAATATTGAACAAAGAACCGCCTGATGCCTTTGCTGCTGCTTTTAAGTAACGTTTAGAACGGGACATCTTCTCCATATCGCCAAAGAAATCTATAACTTCATCTGCGAACCTGCTCGCACCTTTACGACCTAACTTCGTAATTACCTCGGTCAAATCCATAGGGACAATGTAGTTTTCATCGCTCAAATCAATATCTATTATTTTGTCCGGAGGTAAAGCATCCCTTATACCGTCTGCCATGCCACGCTCTCCCGCTTCGCAAATTACTTCAGGAATAATAGCGCTAATACCATGATTTAAACATCCGTCTACTACCCAGTTTTTAATTGCGGTGTCTTTACCATTTCCTTGCCCACCAATAAAAGTATACCCTCTATACAACTCATCAGGACTTTTAACAGGAAAGTAGATTGGTATTTTTTTATCCTTCAGTTCGCTCTCACCTAAATGTATCCCATTTGGATCGCATAACACACTTGGAATATCGGTTTCCGTTCTTTTCTTCACGCTTAACGCTTCCTCATATCGTCTTTGCAGTTCCGCTGTAGGCATTTGCATTGCTAACTTAGCCATTTCATCAGTCGAGATTAAATTCACGTTACCGTTCATTTTCGTGCGTTTGGAGAGGTGTAATGTATTCAACTCTTGGATAACTTCTTTCTTCCTGCTCTTTATGTTGATTTTAACGCCGTGTAGTTCGTTGTTATCGGCTACTTCGCTAAACGAGAGGGATAAGGTTTCACTAATCGTTTCTCGTGTTAGACGGTCTGGTGAGTGCGCTGCTATGCGTATATGACTTTTGAATGTTGGATTATTTAACTTTTCACGACTAGCAGTACTGATCTGACGTGAGTTTATTTCATCTTCTAAACTAAATGGTTTATCAATCACTTTTTCTTTAGAGTATGACTTATCGCTTTTAAAAAACGTATTGGATAAGGCATTAAATAAATCAGATATCAAGTAATTGACCTCATTCACGAATCCACCAATCGTCTTCTTTGAAGCGCCTATAATCATTTTAGAGTTCAATGTAGCTCGTTGAGGAACTTTCCCCTTAGATAACTTCTCATAAGCCCAAGATGCGTTCTTTATCCATTTATGACGGTTCTCTGCTTCATTACAAACACTTAGCCTTGCAAAGTCACCATCAAATTGTAATTCGTCTATTGTGTTCAAGACGGCTGCGATAGGAGTCTTTTGCTCGTTTGCATTTGTGTTCAAGCTGAATATATCGTGTTTTAGATACTTTAGTTCCTGGACTATCGTATTTTCTTCTGGAACTTGTATTTGTTCAAGCAATGCTTCTTTAATCGTGACATTCATCTTATTTTCTAACTTTCGTTTTAATTTGATTGCTTGATACTCTGATGTAGACACATAAAACTCAATTTTCTTCTGTCCGTTCTCTTGTTTGAATATCACATCAAACCAAAACGAATCCTTTTCGCGATATATAAAGCGGAGTCCGTCACGTTCCAAACGCGTTCCTGGCGCCTCATACATTTCGTACATCTTATAAATTGACTTCCAAAGTCGTCGAGTGTTATTGGAAACGTTAGAATGGGGAATAATTCGGTACACAACCATTTTGTTTTGTTCAACTTGAAAGAACTCGGACCATGATATTGTTTCAGTTCGTTTCCACCACTTCTTTTTCTTCTTTGGTATTTCTGCTGGAACGCCACCAAGATAAATAGCAGGGTAGTAAAACTTCTGCTCCTGTTCTGGTACTTTTTTATCATCCACTTCACACACCTCCAAGGATTGTAAGAGCAAGGATTAATAGTGCCGTATACCAACTAATTGTTTTCATCATGCTTCCTTTTCCTAACATGGAGGAAATGATAATGAATGCTCCCGCTGCGATTGTGGTGTATCCCATCAAATCAGGAAGACTCACAATAAACCAATCCCATAGCAAAGCCCCGCATTCTTTAATGAAATGACCAATCGGTTTTAAAATGAACTCAATTTCTGTATGAACAATACTATCGCTAAAACTATTCAAAGCATCCATAAATGAACCTTCTTTTGCTTTTTCACCGATATAACCACCTGCGTTAGCCAAAACCATTTTCCCGCCATATAAGATGAATTTCATAGTTTGTGCCCCCTCATATTCCTTTTAGAAAATCACGGATATCTACTGCATGCCTAGCTAATACATACCCGCAACAACAACCGATTAGGATCTCTAAACTTTTAGATCTGTGACCCAAAGCCCAACTAGCCCCACTGAAAATTATCACGAGTACACATCCAGCATCAAAAGCGTTCATAATTGCTCCGTGAACATTTCCAAATGTGGCATTAACTGTTGCTGCAAGTGATGCTTTAGGTAGGATCATGATAAGTGAACCGGTAGTAGCGGTAATAACTCTTTTTAAAACGGTAATATCACTTTTCTCCTTCTTTTTATAACTCCCATCCATAAACGAACGAAACGGTATTACCTCTGTTTTCGCCATAATGTACACCTCTCACATGTTATTTTTCGAACAGGACATACTAACGGTAAATCCTTAGAAATGGAGGGATTACTAATGCATGTAGCTATCGCTGTGGCAGTTGGAGCAATTATTGGTACATTAGTTAACATTTTCGTGGGCTAGTTGGCATAAATGGCAGTGGACTCGGCGAAGTCTGCTGCTTCTTTGTTTGTGATTTGAGTTGTTGGATACGTTCGGATGCAGTTGGCTGTGGTTTAGGAGTAGGAGTTACCTTTTTCTCTGCTTTAATCTCGACTTTCTCTACATTTGACTTCTCAGATTGCTCCGTATGCTCTTTTTTTATCATATCGAGACTCATAGCTTCCCAAAGTAATTTCTTCACATATCCGCTAAAATTACGACGTTTAACGTGTTTTAATATTAATCTGTCTTTCTCGTTCTTCTCGTTGAATGCTACTGGTTTGCTGAACTTAGCCATTTACAACACTCCTTTTGGTAGTAGCGGTAATATCGGTTATGTTAGAAGATATTCTGCATTGATTGTCTACGATTCCTATTTTTCGGAAGTTTAAAAAATAAAATTGTTGGCTAACCTTTTACCAAAGGATTTTATGGGAGGGTTAACAGTGGATTGGTTCAAATTAGGTAAGAGAAATCGTTCCAAATTAGCTGAGTTTCTAAACAGTAATGATTTAACTCAACAAGATCTCGCGAACGAAAGTGGAGTAAGCAAGTCCACAATAAGTCGTGTATGCCAAGGGGACAAATTTCCACCTACAATGAGGAATGCACAAAAGATCATAAAAGCGTTGAAAAAAATGACAGGTAAAAAAGTTGATTATGATGACTTTTGGACTATGTAAAACGATACTACCGATATTACCAAAAATGACATAAAAAATAGTCCTACTTTTGCAGTGGACTTGTTGGTTAGCTATAAGCGCGCTATACGCTACTAGCTATATGCTCGGAATATACTTTTGTTGCACGTCTAAAATAATTTTAATTTTATGGTCGATTTTCAAGGATTTAGTTGATGTTTTGTTATATTAGTAGTAACCGGTTAATTCCAAAAGATTGGAGGGAAAAATGAAACAAGGTTTAAGCTTACGAAGAAATATCTGAATAATCAATCTAATAAAGAAGGAGCAAAAAAATGAAATTAAAGACATTAGAACAATTCATAGAGGATGCAGGTCACAAAGTAGAAGTGGAGATTACTGATTTACCGAAAGGAGTTTCTTATATCATAGACGGCGAAAGGTTTAGCTCTAAAGACTTATGGAAAAGCCCCTACAAAAATTTAGTGTTACGACATGCCATGCAACTTAATTCGAAAACATCAAGTGTCAAACTGGAATAATTTCCTGCCCCTTCAAAAAGAACAAACGTTCGTGTATAATGAACATAAATTACACGAATCGGGGGATCATCATGGAAAATCAAAGTTGGGGAACACCGAAAATACGCGGAAGAGGAATGGTGAAGTGGCTCCCATTTGCAAGCATGCCGGAACAACACGAAACAATTAGAGGAATGATAAATGATTTAAATAAAGTACCGAAACCTATCATTACTGAAGATATGAAAGAACAACTGCAAATTGGTCTTGTTCACTCACTACAAAGCAAAGAAGAAATACATATCTCATACTATCGTGACGGAATGATACACGACATGTACATAAATGTTCAACATATCGAGCCGATGCTAAAAACTGTATATTGTACAGATGCATTTGGATTGAGTACGGAATTTAAATTTGATGAATTAGTGAATATAAACTAAAAAAAGAGGGCCTACTCAAAGTTGAGCAGACCCTCTTTTTTACTTAACTGTATAAACCCAACCTTTGCGGTCAAGATAATCAGTAAATGCTTTTAATTGAACATCGCTAGTTGGATCAGTTACAGGATAAATGTACCCATCACTTTTAAGGTTTAAGTTACCCGTCATGTGAACTGAATTTAAAGCGCCAACTACATCAGCTAGATTTTCTCCGCCGATTCCTCCTACTTCTACAACATTACGTTTTTGATTAGGCGGTGGAGTCGTTACATTCCCATTCTTTACCTTCTGAATGAATGAATTCCATCTCCCTTCAGCTAGCATTCTATGTGGGCAATATTTTCCTGACCATGATTGGTGAGTCCGAACGTTTTCAATCGGAATATTATACATGGACATGATTTGTCGCACAACATCAACAGCATTATCCTCTGCTTTGTAATATCTATCTCCACCGCTTAAAGAGTAACAAATTTCCACACTAATAGACTTACGATTACCTGAACCATTTCCATCACCACAAGCCCATGCATTACGTTCTAACGGAATACCTTGTACAGCTTCTTTATCATCTACTGCGATATGGAATGAAACTTCGTTGTTGTTTCTAATCATATAAGATACTTCGTTTTCTGCTGTAGCATCATTGTAAGTGTTATGAACTGTAATGTATTGTGGATTCATTGTATAAGGACACTTTGTACCATATTTACTTGGGTCAACTAATTTTTTTCTAATTTCCATTATTCAACATCTCCTTTTTTAACTTCTTGTTTTTGTTTACCGCCTAAAACTTCTACTGCATTTGTTAATGCTGAAGGTAAAGGAATTCCCATACGTCCTGCATTTTCTAAAAGTGAAAGCAACTCATTTCCGATAAAGAAAAAGATTGTAGCTTCACGAATGGCACTGTTACTTCCAAGTGCTGTATCTAATTGAGCGGCTGCGCCGACCAAAAGAAAAAGCACCACCTTTTTGGCGATGCCTTTGAAACCAACTTTACTTTTTAACTCTCCGTTATACCCCGCTGCGAATACGCCTGTGATATAGTCGATAGCTGCCATGATAACTAAAACTTTCAATGTTGTATCCCACCCTCCTAAAAAGTACCCGCAGAAGGCGCCGAAGGTAGCTATAAATGTTTTCATTAATATATCAATACGATCCATCTTTTCACTCCTTTTCTAAAAATAAAAAAGCCTGCTTATGCACGATTTGAATCAAGATTTTTTGCTATAACTACTTATAATTATTAATTGATTAAATCTCTTCTATAATAATGTTACTTAGCTCTAAAATTGGCGGGCAATCCAAAAAGCCTGTCCATGCACAACTTAGAATATTGGTTAAAGGTCCTGTTTTAAATATCATACTTCCATCTACTTCATTTATAAATTGAAGGAAATCAGCTTCAACTTTGTTCGAAGTGTTATCTTGATAACCACTCATTACAAACCTTCCGTTCGTTTTAATTGTAAGTTGGTAAAGTGTATTTGGCTTGATTCCTGTAATGAATTGAACAATTCCTTGATTAGCTTCAGGTTTGTAATACGTAAGTTTGCCGTTGTTTGATGCGATCGGTAAACTTTTTGTGTAGAACCATGCATTGTTTACTTGTGAGGATTTTATGTCTTTGAAATAAGGGTCTTTAACTACGTTTATTGTAGCTTTTTTAAATTCATCCGGTAATTTTTGTTCTTCACGAGATAAGAATAAAATTTCAATAGCATTTGTACTAGTGTATCTCCCATTCGTTACAACTTGATTAGAATCACTAAGGCAAGCGAAAGAGATAAAGTCTCCAGCGTTACTATTGAAATTCGCTCCTGTAAATTTCCATGTAATTAAGTCACTTGATGTTACTTCCCACATAGAAAAAATAGTAGGAGACTGTGTTTTGTTTGTGATGGAAAGCCATGCGTAATACGTGCCATCTACTTCGCTTAACCCCTCTAGATTGTTGATTGTCCAAATTGCAGGATCTAAAACAGGTCGACAAAACTCACGTTTAAATATATCTGGAACTGTTGAAAGTTTTCTAAAATTCACCCCATCAACGCTTACTAATACCCTGTTAGAATGACCTGCGTTTGATGTATACCCATATTCAATAAATAAATACACTTTTCCGTTTCTAACAATGGCACTTGGAGAGCCAGAACTAACTTCCGCACTCGGTTTATTGACTAAACCAGGGTCTAAATCTGGGCTTGCTACAATACCCTCATACGTCCAATTAACAAAGTCAAATGAAGTATATAAAAGTACGTTTCTGTTTGGCATACCTTCGCAATAATAGTAATACTTTCCTCGGAATTTAATTAAACATCCATCTTCCGAATATCGATCAATGCAATAGCTTCCGCCATTAACATATGTCCAACTAATTAAATCTTTAGAATAAGCAAAGCCTGTTTTACCAACTAGCTGCTCAGTATAATTTCCGTTATATCCTCCGACAGCTATTTTATAAGGGCGCTCAACATCTAAAGGGTCATGTAAGATGTTAGATACTTCTCCTGGTATTTTTTCATTCCAATCAGAAACGTTTCCTGTACCAGATAAAATTTGCTGTCGGTACGTAATATCGTGGTTGTAGTAGTTTTGTTCAGTTACAATTGCTTTATTCTCTTCGAATTTTTTAGAAAAAACCAGAATACTATCATAAGAAGACGAAGCTTGTAGATTTAAGTTACTCGTTTGATAATCAAGCGGAACGAACGTGTAATCATTTCTAACGACTACTTGAGTTAGTTTCCCAACATATATTTTTGATTTATCGTTATTAACACATACGGTAATCTCGATAGAATCCCTTTGTGTTACTAAGATGTTCAATGAATCTCCAATTACAAAAGAAAATGATATATCGATATTCCCTACAACTGCGTTATTTTTTCGAAGTTCTAGATTCAACCCGTTTTTCGACTTATCAAGACGTATTCTTATCTCTGTGTCAGTATTATAAATATTGGCAAGGTATTTCACCCCGTAGGCATCAGTGCTGGAAAACTGGGGTTTAATTCCTGCAAATAGTATCGAAAATTGGTCGTTTAATGTGATTAGCGAACCGTCGATATGGTTACTTGTATTAACCGTTGCTATTTCATGGTTAACAGTTGATTTTTTTGTCAAGGGGTATCCATCATTAAACTTTAAGTGTTTATCTGAGTATATATAGTTAGTTAAAGTTGGAGATATTCTAATTGAACGAGTACCGTTATTAACTTTAGTAATACCTGCCGAATTAAGTGTATTAGTAACATAGGTCTTTTTAGTACCGCCTTCTAAGTAAGCTAGAATTTTAGAATCATCATACCCTTGAAACGTTTGAGATTCGATATTAAATGATTGTGCAACCGCTCGTTTGGCTTCATTTAATATTCTCAGTTGTTCAGCATCCACGCGTTCTTTTAAAACCGGATACGTAACACCTAATGCGTCTTCTCTAGCTTGAGCCGCTTCAACTGACGAATCCCCCTCAATTACAATTTGATTTAACTGTTCTTGAACAGAGTTTGATGTATTATTTGCATTGTTTGCTGTTATTTTCGCGTCTTGAGCTAATTGTTTAGCGGAATCTGCATTTTGCCCAGCTGAAGTAATTTGCTGTAAAGCTGAATCAGCTTTTTGGTCAGCCGTGTTCGCCTTATTTAAAGCGCTTGTTGCTGTTTCTGTATATCCAGCAATCTCTCTGAAATTACCATTCAAATCATCGCGCCATTGTCTGTCCATGGTTGTTCCTAGATCTTTTATTGTCATGTTATAACCTCCTTATGGCGTTATGATCTATTTATTTATTTCTTCGTACAGTTGGCGAATTTGGGCTTCCAACTCTTCTTTTTGTTTTATAAGCTCTTCTTTCGTTTGAGAAAAATATCTTTCTTTTACTGTGTTTTCTATTTCGAGGTCGATTGCTTGTAATTCCGCAACCCGTCCATTTAAAACTACTTTATAGTTCCAAAGAGTGTCTGCGATATAGCGATCAACCCTAAAGTAATACATATAATCTTGGCTAGGGATGATACGTTGTCCGCATTCGACTTGTGTTATAACCCCGTTTTCATCCGAATCAGCATAAATAAACGTTTTAAATCGCTCGTTAAGTTCGTATTTTTCTTTCAATTCCATTCATATCACCCCTCTTGCCATTTACTTAACACCCTTGCGTATGATGTATGATCTGCACTGTTTGAAGCTGTTCTTAAATACACGTATTTCATTTCACCTGTCGGTACACCTAAATCAATTCTAGGATTAATATAATAGTTGTCATTGATTGTTTTATTGTGTGATGTAAACCATAAATCTTTCCCGTCATTATCTACTATTTTGACTTGCGCAGATGAACCAGGGTCAACCGCAAGACTCAGCGCGAACACTAAATACCTTCCCGTATGCTTGAAGGTAAAGAAATTACAATTTGACCATGTGGTATTACGTGTTGCATACCAATATGCACTATAAGCAACACCTGGTGACATAAATGGAGGTTCATGTGAGCTGACACCCATATCAAAGTTAGCTGTTCCATCTATGATTAAGTTATATCCATCCGCTCGCTCTATTTGTATAGCACCTTTTTTTATATACATACCGCGATAATCCAACCTAGCGAAAGAATCCGATTTCGATGTATTAGCTGTAATTCCGTTCATGTCCATGTTAATCGTTGTTGGAAGTGGTGCGGTTAAACGTAAATCTGTTCTAATTTGTTGCATTTTAGCTCTGACTTCATCCGGATTGGCTGTCCAATCCATTAGTACATCACCTTCTTGGAACGACATTTCAATTACATGTAATGTCCCAGTAGGTAATCCGTTGAAAATGTAAGGAGAGAAGTACAAATCCTTATCCGCTGGTGTTAAAAATGTAACGTACACCCTTTTCCACTGTTTATCTAAAATGGACTGATCATATTTAACGATGGTTGTCATTTGACCACTCGTATTTTTGGATGTATGCGCCCAAAAGTGAAGCGGTGTTAATTCCGTTCCGTTTCCTGCTGCAGAACCACGAACCATAGCGGAATACGTATAGTAAGTACCTCTTTTTAAAGGAATATTGCCTTCTAGATACCTAACACCTTGCGGCATAGGGATTCTCAGTGTACTTTTACCGTTATAGACGACAGAAGTATCTACTACACCGCCACCCTGTCCATTATCTGCCCACATTGCATTCCATTCGAAGTCAGATGTGTTATAGAGTATATTCCTACCGCCACCTTGTTTCTTTGCGGGGTCATATCCTGCATCGAAAGTTGTTTCGGGACCGACACGGATGTTATTCGCTTCAAATTGTCCAATAACCCCTACAGATGCAACTAAACCTTCATAAGTTAGTGCTTCTTTAAACGTATTTCCACCATCACGACTAACCCCAATACCTGCACTATTGAAAGCGACAAGGTTGTTGGGGTTGTTAGGATCAACGGCAAGTATTCCATTCTCAAAAACTAGCTCGGTTTGAGCGTTTTTAATAGCTTGTGTTGCACGTTTTACTGCTTCATCAAGAGCGTTGTATATTATTTTTCCATCATTATTTACAATGCCTTTTAATGATTTTTGTATCGCTTGAAGAAGCGTTCCCGATAAATCTTTTTTGTAGTTAGCTAGCGTAACCTTACAACTAATTATCTCTAACTCATTATTAAACTCTTCATCAATCTCCATGATTCTCGTTTCAACATCCACATTCATCGGCTCATAAATTAAAAGAACCCGATCTCCTTCATTTGGGATAATGAAAGGATATCCGGCTTTCCTTAAATCTATAAAGTCGAGTGTCATACTGATAACTGGAGTGTCTTGTAATGATTCCTTTAACGCGTTATCTAATCCTGATATCGTGGTGTATCGTTCATTATCAATCATAGGAGCTTCAAGGAAACCAAATATATGAACGTTTGGACTTGTATACTCTCTCATTAATCCGTCTTTACCATACCCTCGAATGTATGTAGCTAGTGATTTTGTATCAATTGTACGTTCGAAGGTCTTTATATTAAAGTTATATCTAAATTGAAAATCAGTATCTTCACCAATCTTCGTTTTAAATCTAACTAAGTTTCCGCTAATAGACATTTCTGCTCTATATCGTTCTAATACCTTTTTCAACAAAGATAAACGATTGTCTTTCCCGAAATTCTCGAAATCTTGAGCGTAAAAAGAATCAATTATCGCTGTTTGATACCCAGTACCTTCAAATACAAAGTCTAGTGCATCCCGTAATGTCATGCTTCCATTACGCACTTCGTATTTTTGTTTATCAATCATCTTTACAAAGAAATCATGGATACATTCAACTTGTTTATAAAATGTATTACCGATATTCCTTTCAGCTATAGACTTAATTACGTAAGTCTCTCCATCAAATTCGACTTTACTTTCTTCTTGAACAAGTGGAAAAGCGTATTTATTCTCTTCTGTAGGTATGATGAGAAAACTAATAACTTTTTCTCCGTTCACTTTTCGAACACGATTAAAACTTTTAAATCCAGTTAGTATTTCTGTGTTCCCTAATACATCTGTAATTGTAATTAAATTCAAATATTCACCTCCCAACTATAGATAGTAAAATCTAAAATCGAATGAAATAGAAAAGACGCCTGTGGCGCCTGTAATTTCAAAGTCATTAAACCCTGGATTTAGCATAATCAACTTTTTATTTGTATCTCTCACAATAGATAAGCTGTTCTTCGTGAATCTAACTTGATCTAATCTTATCGTGTCATTTGCTGTAGTAGCACCAGTATAAGACCACTCATCACCGGTTGTTTTGTTTTTAATCTTTAAATTGGTTGAAGCACCTTTAAACGTAATCAACAAGGGCATTCTTCTCGGGTTAAGCGGAACATTACCAGCATTATAAATACGGAATGTAGAGGTGGAGTGGACATACTTTGGATCTTCAAATGTTAATCCTTGTCCAATCTGCCACACGCCTAAATCAATATCTAACGGAGTCAATGTGCTTCCTATTGATTCAGCAAACGGACTGGCTGATATGAATTTAATATCAAAAAAACCATATATCCTTTGTTGGTCTAATTCATATTCTGACTCACATTTAACTAACCATTGTTTACCCGGATTACGCTTATCAATAATATAAAAAGCTTGCCTACTATCAAATATGTTGAATACTTCATCTCGGAATAGTGCATAGTCCCGCATATCATTTGCTTTTATATAGAAAGAGCAATTGATTTTACGCGGACCATAAACAGTCCCTAAATCAATTGCTCCGTGGCTTCCTTCCATTTCCTCATAACTATGCTTTGGAGAAGGCGCTGAAGGATTAAAGTCTCTTGTTTCAACACCGATTTCATCCAAATCAAATATAGTTCCGTTTAACAATTTTACAATTGTGCCGAGTGTTTTGATATTTCCCAATCTATCAGCGTCCTCCTTGCATATAAGATTTTATTTGCATTTTACCTGCTTGCATGTCGTCTAGGTATGGCTGACTCGATCTTGCAATTTCGTACCCGTCTAGCATTACTACATTCTCTATTACTATATTTCTAGATGAATTATTAGCATTGTCAACTTGTGAGTTTGTAGTTTGAATGTTTTTCAAATTACCTTGTCCTACACTAGATGAAACTGATGAAATACTTGCAGGTGTTTTGTATCCAGCAGAAACCATTGGAATTGAAGGACCTGATACAGTGCCCATTGCAACATCACCAAGTGATATTCCTTCAGATAACGAATCGAATGCGTCCTTCACTGTTACTGCCATATTTTTTGCAGCTCTTAAAACCGGGTTCTCCATTTGGTTAATACCCCATATTAAACCTTCACCGACGTAATTACCTGTATCTCGCATTTCTCTAGAAGGGGACTTAACTTGTAATACTCGATTTACAGTACTTACAATGCTACTTCCTAAATCCTTAGCAGCAGATACCGCGGAGCTAATCATTGACCCAATTCCACCTATTAATCCTTGAACAATATTTACTCCAGTTTCAAAGAGATCGACATCTCCTAAGGACTCTAAAAGTTGACCACCGATTTCAACCCCAGAACTAAATACCTCTCCAACTAAACTTATAATTCCATCAATCAGTGCGCCGATTAACTCCACACCAGCAGAAAGTAATTCTGGTAAGTGTTGAATAATTGCTTTAAGCAGTTCAGCCATAAGTCTAATTGCAGCAGAAACCAATTGAGGTAGGACCTGAATAATCCCATCTATTAATTTCGTTAATATTTTTACACCAGCATCTATAATCTGCGGTAGATTCTGGACAATTATTTCTGTAAATTTATTGATTATTTTTATAACTGCATCAACAATTTGTGGGAGAACTTGAATAATCCCTTCAATAAGTTTGGTTAGAATTTGTATTCCGGATTCAATAATTTGCGGTAGATTTTGAATAATAACCTCAGTGAATTTCGTAATAATTTGCATCACAGCATCAATTAATTGAGGTAGAACTTGAATGATTCCCTCAATTAATGAATTAAGGATTTTAATCCCTGCATCTATAATTAACGGCAGATTTTGAACAATGGTATTTAATAAAGTTGTAAAAATCTGAATAGCCGCTTCAATTAATTGGGGTAGCATTTGAATAATTCCATTAACTAAAGATAGTAAAATTTGAATCCCTGCATCTATTAACATAGGAATCATAGGAATTATCGTTTGAATGAACATTGTTATAACTTGTATTGCCGACTGTACAATCATAGGCAACATCTGTGTAATTCCTTGGACAAGTGCGTTTATAATTTGAACTGCAGCTTCTATAATGACTGGTAAAGCCGTTACAATTGCCGTTACCAGCGTTTGTATCAAAGAGATACCAATTGTTATAATCTGCGGTAATAACGTTGTAATCCCTGTTACAAATGTTGTAATGATTTGTAAAACTGCTGCTACGATTTGTGGTAGTGCTTGTGTGATACCTTGTACTATTCCAGTGATTATTTTAATTCCTTGTTCTAGAAAAACAGGTAATTGAGTCGTTACAAAATTCGTTAATCCAGAAACTAAGTTATTTAGGATTTCCCCAAACTTAGTAGCCATTTGAGCTCCACCAACACCAGTTGCTTCTGTCATTCTTGCGAACATAGTGCCAATTCCTATGATTAATCCAGGTATACCACCAATCAAAATAGCTAATATAGATGGAAAAATTGTTTTGAATACTTCAGTCAATCCTGAAAAATCACCATGAAACGCCTGTATAATAGCATTTTTCATTGTGTTTAGTGCTTCTTTAATTTTATTAACAAAATCATTAATCGCTCGTATCGTCTCTTTACTGAAACCGAGAGATTTCAACAATTTATTACCAGCATCCGAATTACCGCTAATAATTTGCCAAAAAGCTTTTATTGTATTTAATGCATTGTTAATAGCATTTCTAAACGGTTCAATGTTTTTGTAAGCATACGCGAAACCTACAGCTAATCCTGATATTGCTGCTGCAAGAGCCCATGCTACAGGACTGGCCATTGCTAACACAAGAACAGCAGGCTTGATAACCATCCATAATGCAGCAAACGCCGCTCTGTAACCCATTAATAATCCCATCCCTGCACCCAATGGCAGCAATAGGAGAGTTAAGGCTGGAACAAGCATCATTGTCCCTTGAATGAATTTCGCTAAAGCCGGATGCGCTTCATTAAATGCTATAACCATTTTCGCCATAGCATTGACAAAATTAAAAATCGGAATCATTAGAGCTGCAAAGGCATCCCTCATCGGCTGTAGTGCTTTCGTTAACGACTCCATCATATTTTTATATGCTTCTGCATATTTAGGGTTCATTTCCATATTAGCTTGATGTAACTTACCATAAAATAGCACAGCACTAATACCAGCAACTAAGAAGGCTTGCGTCATCCCTGTAATAGATTGGTTAATAATTCGTATCTGATCATTTAGTTGTTTAGCATTTGCGTTCGGACCTAAGAACTCTAAAGCAAGCTGAGCTGCGCTACTTCTATTCGCTAACCTTTCCATTGCATTTGTAGCCATTAATGCACCGCGCGAGAAGTTATACAATGGATTTCCCATACGTTGCAAATTAGCTGTTAACTTACTAGAAGTTGTAGACATGTTGTTCATCATACCAATTGTTTGCAATAAACTCGCTTGCATGAATCTATCATTCGCCATCATTGCATCGTTAGCAGCTTTTTCAGCTGCACCGATTGCATTGACCTGAGAAATTAAATCCTGGGCACTACCGGAATATGTAGCCATTCCCATAGCAGCATCCAAATACGCTAATTTCGTCCGTTTTAATTCTTCAATGTGTGGTCTCATAGCTTCCCGTTGTTCAGCTTTTAATTGTCTTAAACGTTGACTGTATTCACTATTTGCATCGCCCATATTTTCGATACTTCTTCGATACTCACGAGATGTACGGTTTGTTGTTCTAACAAAATCATTTAACTGACTTTGCATAGCCGCCATTTCTCTTCGTATCTGATCCGTCTCAGCCCTAAACTGAACAACTAATTCCTCTTGTGTCGCCAAAATCTCACCTACCTTTCAATCAACCTAAATTGAGATTTTGTAAGAATTTCATATCTTCCTCAGTTTGTTTCGCTCGATTTTCAATAGATTTTTTCTTCTGTTCATCAGTAACCATCTTTGATCTATCAAATAAATCTTTTGGTTTCATACTCTTCTTAGGGTTACTGTGATAAACTGATCGCATCATAAGAGCAAATATGCTATAGGTTTGCAATTCATCTAGATATTGTTCATTTCTCCCTGTCATCATATTTTGAAACTCACGGGGAGTCAGGTTCATTACCTCATTTGGTAATAAACCTAAATACCTAAATCCATCCTGCTGTACCTTGTCTATTTCTTCTCTAGAGAAGTCTGCGGTTCGTCGTCCGTTCCGTACATCTCGTCCGCCATCTCTTTCAGTTCTGGATTCTTCGCTACCAATTGTTTCTTCATTCGTGTTTTTAATTTCTTCGTTGTCGCTTTGTAGAAAAAATTATCTGCTACCACTTCATTAAGAACTTTATCAATGAACTCTTGTGAAATTTTCTCCGCCTCGAATTGCTTTACAATTTCAGTAACAACTTGTTCTCTAGTAATTCCTTCATCTGTATGCATTAAGCCGAAGTAAACAGCGTCTTCAAACATCTCTAAATCGCCCTGCAGACAAGAACCAATAACTTCTTGCGCGCCACCTTTATACTTTTTGTTTAGCTCAGCAATTGCTTTATAATTAAGTTTTAATTCATGTTCTTTTCCTTTAATTTCAAAACGCATATATATCAATCTCCTTTTGATTGGATGTTATTTTCGAATTTAAAAAGAGCGGTAAAAACCGCTCTTATGCATTAGCCCCTGCAGGGATTTCAGTTAATGTTTCTTCGCTTACAGTTCCAGAAAGTTTAGCTTCTAGAGAGTAAGTCGCAAATTCACCTGTTGACGCTGTTTTTTCAAAGGAAGTCATCATGTAAGTTCCTTTTTCAGCTTTTTTTGTACGTTTGTTAATTTCATAGATTTCAATGTATTCTTTATTACGCAGTTTTTTCTTTACTGCATCTACAAATGGATCTCCCTCAGAAACAATACCCTCAAAAGAACGAGTCTCTGTTACTTTTCCATAATCAGAAATTGTTCTATCCTTTGACTCTGCTTCAATCTCATCTGCTTCAATAGAATGAGATGAATCAGTTTGGTCAAACGGACGAATCAGTTTCGTTTTTAATGGGTCGGCAGGATCAGGAATTACTACCGCGTAAATGAATTCGTCACCACGGTACATTTTATTTGAAGTAGAAGGTGTTTCAGTAACTTCAGCCATATATGGTCACACTCCTTAATTTATATAAGTCTGTTGGTATTCAAAAATCATTGTTAATTGAGCTGAACCAACCTCAACCGGGGCGGTAGTCACTCTTCTGAAATAGACAGTATCAGTCGATTCACTTCCATCTTCATTACGGATTTTTACTGTGTAACCGCTGCGCCTAATTAAGTTTGCAATTCCATCAGATATCTCCATAGCTTCCTCTGTCGTTGCATTAAAAAACCTCACTGTCATTGTGTACAGTAAGGTGAATGTGTCTTTTGTATTTTTTAAATCATTTGTTGATAGGTGTGGGAAGTATATGGATGGTATCCGTATTTCTTCTGGCACCTGATCATGGTAAGCAAATGTACCTTGAGGTAGATTATCGAAAACAAAGGCCTTCATAGAACCGTGTATCTGTGCGTACATATTCTAACCTCCATGTACCCATTGTCGGAACTGGCGGTCAAATGCGGTTTGGAACATACGCTCATAGATAGCAATTGCATTATCCCAGTAAGGACGTCCCTCTATGAATTTAGCAGTAAGCATCATTCCGGTAGGTGCATGTGGATCATATTCGAAATTATGACCTTCCCATCTCCCTGGGACGAATCGTCTTACCTGCTGCCAACCGTCATTTTGGGCTTTCGCATACTCCAAATTCGTTCCAACTTCTAATATTAAACCACCATCAGAACTACGCCATATATTGCCGTCTCCGGCTTTATCAAACGAATTGAGAAGTCTACGAGTATCTACAACCCCTAATGAAATCACTTGGTTTTGCACTTCCTCTAAAAACTGAAATCCGCTAGCTTCAAGCCATAAGGCAACGTTCTGATCTAACCCATTTGCCATACGATTCAACTTGGCGCTGAACTCACGGAATCCTCTAGTCGTTATTTGGTTAGCCACGGCTCACTCTTCCTCTCTGCTATGGCTTTTATATGATTAACCTCTCCAGTGAGCGGATGCACTACTGGGAAAGGATTACGTATATAATAAGTGACATTTGTATTCTTCTTTATCACTTTGTCATTATGCCTTACATCTGAACCTGGCATAAACAATACTTTAATTTGCTCTGTATTTAATTGGTTTGGTGACGACTGTATAGTATCAGGAGCAGCAGTCGCTACATTCTCAGCGAAAAAGCAACTTTGTTCTGCTATATCAGGGTTATCAGAGTAAGAATATACTTCTTCTCCTGGTTGCCCGTACTTCCCCGGCTTTGTTTCCTTCTGCAAGTGGTAAATGTCACATTTATGGACCATCATTCCCTGTAGAGACATTAAATCGTCCTCATTTTGAACGTGACTTTATTATTTCCAGCGTTAGGTATAAACCCTTTTAATAAATTAAGCACATCAGGTTTAATGATACTAGAGTTATCCTTTGTATATGAATAATCCCCGCCACCAACACTTTCAGACTTTATCCCCTTCATTGCAGTAGTATCAGCGTTTGTATACGCATAATACTGCGCTAACTTTTTACAAGCTAACTTTACCACTTCAGGAATTACCGGGAATTTCGTTTGATCAGAAAAATTAGCTATGTTAGGAATATTATTAATCTCTGTTTCTGCCTCAAGTATGTCCTGCTCCAATAGGGGAGCAGGACGTTTCTTTACTTCAGGTAATACAGTGTAATCAATTAATTCTTGAGCAGTAATAAGTGGCATACTTACCACTCCTTTATTTAGTTGTTGTAATTGTAGAGTTTACTGTCGAGTTAGGAGCAGTTGCATCTACAACAGTAGCTACACGATGTTTACCATCGTTAATGTGCTGGTTGTATTTTGATTGTACATCGCCAACTTGAGCTTTTAATGAAGCTAAGTCATCAGCAATGCCCAGGAGAATCGCCGCTAAATCGGAACTGACGTAAGAGCCACCTTGACCTATATCCTTTGGTACCTTAGCCATGACTATTCTCCTTCTTTCTTATTTTTAGATTGCTTGAATTCCTCTAGATCTTCATAAGCACCTAAAAGTTCATCGCGTTCTTTTGCAGTTACTTCTTGAGGTTCTCCCGCATAGAAAAAGCGCCCTCCACCGATGTGAAGAACGCCACTTTCATGCTTGAATTGTACAAATGCCATATTATGAACCTCCTATTTTTATAATTTAGTTCCTGTCATCCATGCTACTGCATCAATTTCACGAACAATTGCATCTAAGTAAGCAAATAGGATATGGTATGTTGCATCTTTAGCGGCAGCAGTTGCACCTTGAGCAGTACGGTTGTAACGTACATCACGAGTGAATACAGGCGTGAAGTTAGCCATTGGCGTAAGTGCTACGAAACCACTTTGCATTTCTGCTACAATTTCAACCGGATATCCAGCAAGACGTGTCACTTTACCATCAACAAGTACTGCATCACCAAATCCAGTAGTACGAGCTGAGATTAAAGCTACAAGTTTGTCATGAACCTTTTGGTTAAGGAACCAAGAGATATCAGAACGAGACTTGTATTTTTCTGGAAGAACTTGAATATGGTTAACAAAATCCATAATTGTAGGATCATTAGTCGTTAAATCAGTTTTATTTGTAGATGTTTTAGCTTTCTTAACAAAACCATCAGTGATTTTTAAGAATGGATCCGCTGAAGCAGTATCACCATTAAAAATTAAATCTTGTAAATCTACACCGAACTGGCTTTGAATCATTCCTACGATTACACTTTCTACATTCTGCGCGCGAGAAGCCATTGCATAATATACATCGTCATTTTGTAACCATTCGTCCCACTTAACCTTTTTAACATTGTAAGGAATTTGACGTGGTGTAATAGCGTCTGTTCCTGTTGGTGTATCATTCTTTCCAGCTAAACGTAATTTTCGTTTACCTACTGATAAAGCATCTAAGTTACCTGCTGGAGCCGATGTATAAACTGGTCCTAGTTTTGGAAGAGTTGAAGCGTTATTAATTGTATCAACAAGGAATGCTTGCGCTGCACCTGCCGGTAATGGTACGTTTACATCCTTTAATACTAGTTCTGTAGAACCACCTGCAATAATTTGTCCGTTATTCATATATGTGTTTCCTCCTTAGTTACCAAAGTATCCAGCGTAACCGCCAGCAGATTTTTGTACATTTGTTTGACCATCAGTATCTTGTTGATTACTGATACCTTGAGATTTTTTCAACGTTTCAATCTCTTCACGTAGGGGAGCAGTAGCAGCTTCTACAGCTTTCGCAACTGCAAGTTCCTCAGGTGTCTTTTCTGGTTCGATATTTAAATGTTTCTTAACTGTTTCTAGCTCCTTTTTAAGTGGCGCTACAACATCTTCTAGCGCTTTTGCTAATTGTTCTTGATTCATATTATCTTCCTCGCTTCCTGCGCCTTCCGGTGAAGGTGTGACGCGTGTTTTTAGGTTTGTTAATGATTCAATAGCAGAATCGATATCTGCCATATTTGGAGCGCTGATTTTCTTACCTGCTTTTTCTACCACTGAAAGGAATGTCTCTTCTTCTATAGAAACTTCAACTTGTTTTTGCACACTAAAAAATCCCTTCAATAATTGAAAAAGGGATTCTTTCTGCTTCTCTTCAGTTTTAGTTACTTCTTCCTCAATAACTTCTGTCTCTGCAACTCCTGCAAGGGAATAACCTTGGAACTCGCCTTTCTTAACAGCTTCCCATGTTTCCTCATCTGCTTTTGTAGTAAGGATCCATGTACCTTTCTTTACAGGTTCTCCATTAAGCTCCATATCAGCAGGTGCAATATATGATTCAACCACTTCTCCAACTCCTGCTACAAAGTCGTGATTCTTATCGATTTGGCGGTACTTGAGCATAAACTCATGCGCTGCTTTCTCAATAGTTTTCTCGTCAGCGAAATCGCCATGAGAATCGATCGTATCTGGTTCATATACAATTCCATAAACAAGGCGCTCTGCTTCATCATCAGACTTAATAACTTTCACAGGCTTCTCGAAGTTTGGTTGTTCTTCTGATTTCGTTAAAAAGAACTTGCGTTGGTTCGCTCCATTCTCTACAAACGAGACATGCGAAACCTGCAAGTTCTTCAGCTTACGTTTTTTCATTTATTCACCTCCTTTCAAATACGAATCAATTTAGTTTTAGAAGTCTTCATTTCTTGCTCAACTCCTTCAAAGTTTCTTCCCTAATCTTTTGTTTCTCTTCTTCAGATAGACCTAATATATTGCTATCTACTGCCGGGCTCATTACGCATTTGCAACGTACTCTCTCCTTAGCAGATAACGAACTATCACGAGGAAACATGCAACGTTCACCGGATCCAGGCAATTCGAATTCTTCCTCTACTGGAACCGTTGTACCGTCATATACCACATGGTTGTCACGAGGTTGGTTGTTCTTTGCGCCGCTATGACGCCACTTCTTACCAGTAACAGCAGGGGATTGGCGATATGATTCGAATTGAGAAGCAGAGCATGCAGCAAGGACTTCTGTCTGTGCTGTAGTCTTCGCTCTTTTACGGTCAAATTCAGGAAGTTTTGCTAACTCCCTCGCAATCTCTTTAATGCCTTTCCCCTTCTCCAATCCCTCGTTTAAAATACGCTCTACTGCTTTGTGAGAGTTAATCTTCATGATCTTACCTAATTCATCAGACCAACTATCAATCCACTTTGTAGTGCGTTTTGAGAAAGTATTGAACTGAATATCCGGGTCAATTGCATCCATGAAAGCTTTCGTCATGTCCCTCATCGTGTAGTCAAGAAACTTCCTTGCTGATTTGCTCAAGCTTTTAGCGAATGTATCTGCTCCAAAAAGGCTACCAGTGACAAAGTCGATAATATCCTTTATCTTGATACCTTTCTCTACAGCATCCTTTTTCGTATAGTTCTTGATTCCATCAACAAAATACTTACGCTGCTTCCTGAGTAGTTTAGCAATCTCTTTTTCGAATTCTTCAACGTATCCTGGTAACATGTCCAATACTTCTAGATCAGCAGGTAATGAAGTTGTGAAATCCTCAGTATCAGCCTTTTCAATCCACTCGTTCAATGAATCCAGTAGCTTATCAATCTTCTGCATCTTGCATCGACTCCAATAAGTCACGTAGGTCTTTCATTACATTGACTAAGTCCTCGTTTGAATTCGTACCAGCTGACTTCTGTAACTGTTCACCCAATCCTTTATCCCAGCCACTAACTTTTCGTTGTCGTTCTAACACTAAAGCAATAGGTTGATCTGCTTCTGGAATATCGTAATCCGAGAACTCTTTATTTAGCATATTACTAGCGAGATTACGCACATCTTGGAAAGTCAAACCACCTTTATCAGCAAGTACCTCAATGGTTTTAACCATATCCTCAGTATTACTAATCTCTGATTTACGTAGGTTCACATATACGTGTTTTAATCCATATGGAAGCAGCAGAACATTATTGATAATGAACTCCAAATTGTTACGTTCAGGCTCAAATACCTGCTCTTCTGTAATTTCTCGTACAGATTCAGCAGTTGCTCTGTTAAAGTCACGAATATACCCTACATACACATCAGGTAAACGGAATGCTGATTGTACCTTTTGGCGTGACTTTTCGTCATATTCAAGGAACAGAGCATCATTTTGCAGTATGTCCGCTAAAGATTTTAGTTCAATGTCAGCAGGAACTGGCTCACCTGTCGCTTCGTCCTCACCTGCTTTAAGTTGTAGTAACAAGAACTTATGTTGATTATCTTCACCTTCAATAGAAGAAGCGTAATCAGCTAGTGCTGCTTCACTATCATCATCAAGGAGACCGTTCTTAATTATCATGGCCATAGGAACGTGACGACCTTGTTTAAAGTAACGCAAGTTCAGTTCCTCAGCTTTCCTCGCTCCTACCATGTGAACTACATGAGATAACCATCTTGGGATCCCATACGCTCCGTTGCCAATCTTAAGATGAAGAACTTCTGTCGCTTCGTCTTCTCCATGTGAAGCAGCACCATACTTACCTGTTTTCTTGTTCAAGAAACGCGGATCACCAAACTCTTTAAAGTAAATTGTATTAGTATCAACTTCTTGTACGTATCTGCGGAAGAATTTCTTGCGCTTTATAGTATTTCCATTGATTTCATACACGACTTCTTGTGGTTCTTGGTCCTTACGCATCACTTTCATGTATTGTGGTAACATGTTTATAAGTTCTGCAGGTCTTTTCTCCATATTACGAATCACTTCAATATATCCATTACCTGTCGTTTCTCTGTCATCTATAACCGTCTCCAGGACCTCTTTAAATGGCTTATCGAAACTGAAATAAGGAATAACCTCATCATTTACATAAGACCATTCATTTTTCATTTCAACTGTTTCTTTGACATCTCCCTGCTTGTACTTCATTTCATGACCAAATCCAGCGATATTTCGTTTATAAGCATCAATACATTGACCTAAGATTGTGCTGTTCTCTCTGATTTGTTGTAGGTCTTCAATCCGATAAGGGGGCTCGATAACTCCGTTTATTGCATTCTTTTCTGCAGGTTCTTCTTGTTGCCGAGAAATAACGGGATTAGAAACACCAGCAGCTCCTTTTACAACAGAAACCTTGTATTTATTAGCCATTAAGTACCTCCTTCCTAATACAGTCGTCGTTTTTTCTCTTTCTTCACACTATCACCTTTTAATTCAGGTACTTCATACCCATCTAACGCGTACCAGATAGCGCTCTTAGTATGCGGATCAATATTGAATTCATCTTCTATTATTCTGCCATTTCTATCTTTGGCGAATGTTAAGAACTCCAATTCACGTTTTACATTGGGGCAATCAGTAGAACAAAATATCTTTTTAAAACGTCTCATTTTCTTTGTATTTGCAGTACGGGAACCCGGGAATTTCTTGGCACCACGCATCCTAAAACCTTGTTGTCTGTAAAATTGAATTGTCTTTGGTTCAGCACTATCGGCAAGCATCAATTCCTGCGACTCAACGAATTCTTGCAGTTCTTTTGCTGTTTTATCGTCTGTCATACCGTTTTTGTAGTATTCCCAATAGATATATAGGTGACGGTTCTTTTTATCTACTGCAACCCTCACAACTGCGTTATATGACTCAACAAAACCGAAGTCCATTCCGACACGGAACATGAACTTATCTCCGTTTTCTTCAAGGATTTTATTTATCTCTTTGGCATCCTTCATCTCGAATGTAGGTAAGACTCGTTTGCCATTGATTCCGAATTGTCCATGTCTAGCAACACGATGTAAATCCTTATCGTACTCTGCCATCTCATCCAACTGATCTATATAATCCTGTGGTAAAAATAGGTTATCATCAGCAGTTGAATGATGGTAATACGTATTGTTAATGACGATTGTTTTTTGTTTATATAACTCATTGTCATCTAATACCAGACGGTCATTTACTTCATCTTTAAAGAAATGCAAATAAGCCCAGTTGTCTTTTGATACTGGGTTTGTTGTTAAAATCATATGCATTTTGAAAGTCGGATGCCGTAAACGTCCCATAAGTTCCTTATACCCGTCGTATTTAATCTCAGAGCACTCTTCAATCCATACAATAGATACATTGTTTATAGACTTAAGTTTCTGCGGATTATCCAACCCACGGAATATAATCTTAGCTCCATTAGGAAACTTTATTTGCAGCGGAGATACAGAAAAGGAAATACGATCATAAATACCCATTATTTCTGCTATCTCTTCAAATAAAGAGAAACAGCTGTCTCGTATTGTCGCATATACATCACGAACTACTAGGACAGTTCTACTTTCCTCTAAACATTTTAAAAGTATTTTTGCAGCAGTATTATATGACTTACTCGATCCATATCCACCAACAAGGAAATATGTCTTATGGTCCCAATCGAAAATATAGTCTTCAAACCGTGGATTAATCTCGACAACAGTCATTAGTCATCACCTTTTCGTTTTACGATGATTTCTATTAGCCCGTCATTTCCATTTCCGGATAACTTTTTAACTTCTGCTTCCACTTTCTTAACGTTCAGCTTCATACCTTCTAACTTTAAGCGTCTTTCATCATCTATATTAGCCAACTTATCAAAGTCTCTAATAAGAGAAGATAACGTGCTCATTGCTCTTGATTGAGCATTTAGGAAGTTAGCGTGTTTATCCCAAGCAAACTGTATTTCGTACTCAGTACCCATATCAGTTTCTTTCTTAACTTCTTTACTCATATCTTCCTGATCTTTAACAAACATTAATCGTTGCGCCCTGATAATAGCCGTATATTGAATCGTTATGTTTTCCCATAACATATCAATCGGATTCTTCTCCATGATCTCAGCAGCTAAATCAGCAACATCCTCAGGAAAGTGCTTACGGAAGAATCCGTGAGTTACAGCATTGTCATTTCCTTTTGGCGGGCCATGACCAACGGCATTTTTATTACCATATTTAGGATTCTTGTTACCCGAATTACCTACAGCATTCTTATTATTTATGGGTGCACCTGTCTTCTTTTGTGTGCGTACTTTTTCATCGTTTGTATGCACACCTTTTCTGTCCCATTTGTACCTGGTCTTCCATGACTTAACTGTATTGACACTAACATCATGTTTCTCAGCTATATCCTTATACTTCATACCTTGCATATAATCTTCTTGAGCTAACTCGTGTTTTTGTTTCACTTCATATCACCCACCACCTTCTATATAATAGGAAGTAATTTGTCTAACTCCTCCTTGTGGTAAACCCTACGTAAATTAATTTCACTTGTATTTTATTAATTAAATCTTCATGTTTCATTTCTTTGTATTCATCGAACGGTATCGATAATCTACCATACAAGCAATTGTCACCTTTGCTCAATTCATATCTAATGACAGCATCCGTGGGTTTCAATCGTTGTTCATCGTCTCCCATTCTTGTCACCTCAATATAGTCAATGTTCACATCTTCAATGCGAATGTTCATCAAATCACCTCAATAGAATCATATTTTAAAAAATCCATAACGAAATCTAATTTATACAGGGAAATGAATATTATACACAGAATGACTGCCGATAAGATGCATTATGTAAATAAGATAGACGGGAAATACCTTAGTATCACCGTTTTCTTTATTTCCAATGAATAATAGGTATTCATCATTTTATACATTGGCTTAAAAACGCCATTTTTATCACCTAATCACCCTTATTTCCTGCATAAACTTCACTTTGTTAACTATCTCTATTTTTGTACGATTTTATATTCTTTAACTAAAACATCTCTTGGATGCAAATTAGATTTTTCAGGACCGACAATACCTTCTTCTTCTAAACGATTTACTATTGTAGCCCCTGCAGTGTAACCAATTCGAAATCTACGTTGAATGAAAGAAACAGATACTTTTTGATGTTCAATAACAAATTGTTTAGCATGCTCATACACTCTTTCTACGACTCCTTTAGTCTTACTGTCTAACATACCTCACCCTCCTCTATTTTCGTTCGTTGTGTTCGTTTGTTGTGTTCGTTTGTTGTGTTCATTTGTTTTGTCAGAATTTAATTCTTTCAATACGGATTCAATACAAGTTGTGAGTCTTGGGAAATGAACACTTCCTTCTTCAGTGTAACGTACCACTGGTACCACTTCTCCACCTGCGATATAAGTGACCCCTTTGCTATCCATTCTAAAAGTCCCACATTTAATTTTCATTTCCTTACTCATCCCCTCACCCCTCCTCAATCTCATCCATCAAACTTACAATTCCATTCGGATCTATCTCAAGTGTTTCCATTACAGTACATAAAGGAATGTCGCAAACATCATCCACACGCTCGGTAGCAATCTGATAGATGTCTTTTACCCCCATACAAGCCAACCTGTCCCTAATCCAAGCAAAAATGCTGGTCCTAACCACTTAATTAGTTGCCATAGCCAAATACCTAGTAATGCACGAGTAAATCCATTACCGAATATCATGCGTATTCACCCTTTCCTAAATTGCCACCATTTCTTCTTAGGATTTTCCTCTTTCTTTTCTAGAGGTGGAATATCAATACCATTCCGTTTCATTTTCTCCCTCATGCATTCATGGGTACAAAAGTATTCATCGCTCCATTCTTCTGATCTACTAAAACGTTTTCCGGGTTCGTAACCTTTCCCACACGTTTCGCACCAATAGATAGAGCCAATCATCCCCTCACCCCTTATCTTTCCTTAACAACAATCAACCCCAAAATCTTTCTGCTGCTTTCTTACCCAAATAAGCGAATAAACCTTTCACAATAACAGCTAATAACCATACAACCGAACTTACAGTAAACACTGTCATATAACTTACATCCAATTTAAATACAAAACTTATAATCCAAGCTATCCCTAACCAAACAGCTGACCATGTCCCAAACGACAGAATCAAAATCCCTAATATACCTAAAAGAAATAAAGTTCCTACGCCTTTCAACATTCCCTCATCTCCTCCTTAACAGCAAACAAGACGCCCGCCAGATCACGGCAACGCCTATGATTATTGCTATTGGTTTAATCACACTTGAGTTCCTCTTATAACACTTTGAATATGGCTATTATTGAAGTCTTTAAACGTCACCGATTGCATTTTATTAAAGTTTTTTAACCTGTTCTCTAATTGTTTTATTGCCATTTCGCATTCATTAACTATAGCAGTTAATTCTTTAATATTTTCATTCGCTTCTTTTGTATCGACATCTACCTTTAACTGCAAATTACCATCCTCTCCTACTGGAACGCCAACTACATCCTCTACAATCCGTACCCTATCACTATCGATAACTACCTGACAGTGTGTATCGTACTGTTCTTTTAACAAATCAACTAAAGGTTTTGCTAACGTTTCTAATTGTTCTATCTTATCCTTACCCATTTCTTATCACCCTTCCTTTTTTAAATTATCCTTTTATTTAATATGCGGACAAGGATTTGCACCTTGCAATGCAACTACTTTACTGGTCGATTTTACCGTCATGATTCGGTAAGTTGCAGGAATTTCAGTTAGGTTTCACCCTACACACCGATAACCTTATAGCGTCTACCTATTCCGCCACCGCATTACGCTTAATGTGTAATTTCTATATAACAAAGAAAAAAGCACCCGTTATGGATGCCTTTAAGATTAATAGCCTCGAGTGAAAATGTTTTTAGGGTCTATTTTTTCTGCAGTTGAATGTCCAGGAACATCATGCCCCTCTACAACTTCGACTGCTAGAACTTCATTCATATTAACCACATGGTTTCCGAAGCTCTTAGCTCCATTAAAACCTACATAATTAATTTCTGAGATAACATCAACTTTGTTACCTTCCATTTTCGCTATGATTTGATTGTTGTTTTTCATTGTAAATACAATCTCAAGTTCTTTCATATTTATCCCTCCTCTCCTACTCTATCTATTCGACAGAATAAAAGAATATCCTACATAACAAAAAGCCATCACCGAAGTGACAGCTTTCCAGGGGATGGGAGAAAAGAGAGAAAACAAATGGCAATAAGTATCTCTTCATTCCAGATTGAGATGAGGTACTCTCAATCTTCTCCAAGCCACCGCATCATGTAATTTTTTAGCTCTTATTAGCTACGCGCTTTACGTTCGGTGGCTGGGAGAAGACAAAGAATCTATTTTCAACTACTTCTCATGGGGCTAGCCTTATAGATGTTTCACCATGGTTTGTATTAAATCTATAAGCACGTGTGCTAATCCCATGAGAAACAGTCGAAACCATTTCTCGTTTATACTCCGTGGAGTCGGTCAATACTTCGGCCGTCGCATAGCCTTAGCTGACCATTTCGCTATATTTCTTCCCGTGACAGATGAAATATCAATGTGATTATATAAAGGGAATTAATCTTTATATACAAGACAGTACTACGTTTTTCCACTGCCTTACTCTAGATAACAAGATTAGTAGGTGAATGTACGCGGACAGGGGAATTATCCGTCTTATTATCTAGAGTAAAGGAGTGACAAGTTCCTTTACACCCTGTTTTATCGTAATAGTAAAAATCGTGAGTAATTACTATATAAGATATTACAAGTTACGTATACAACAAGAATAGCAAGTATTGCTCACTCAATCATGAGCAACCACCCCCATTCCATTTTCAAGAAAGACGTTAACAAAGAATAAGAAAATTTATGTTTACTATCAACCCAGAGGACATGGCGGTCTCTGAGCTGACCACTAAACATAATAGAAACAGCATGACGAATGCGAGTCAGCTCACACCCGCCACACTGGAATATGTCATTGTAAGTAACTCATTGGTCTTCTCGTCTTAACGCGGGTTCTTACCGCCTTGCCCGCCCTACTATGCGGTATACGTTACCGTGACATTCTCGCATCAGAACATTCACTAATAGGAGTGTTAATCCTCTTCGTTATGCGATTGTCAAAGGGCTGTCTGAAGCTCTTTAATGAGCTTGTAAGATAATAATAATTTGAAATACGCATTTGCTTATCCGCTCCTTTATCGTGAATTTATCCGCATTTTATCCGTGTTTTCCAACAATCTTCTCTACTCTAAAATCTACTTCTTCTCTTCCATATAGTTCACAATCAACAAGGTAGTCTCTTATTAAAGAATTTATATGGTCAATTGGTCCAAATCCATAATAATCACCATTTAAATACAATCTATATCTTTGTTTCATTTACTTCATCCACCCCTATATAATTCTTAGCGCTGTAGCAATCGCCATAATTGCATTTTTCTTCTGTGCATAGTACCAATTGTTTTCAAGAAACATTTGAGCTTTTACATTCTTATCACTTGTCATTCCGTTTCTAAGATACTTCCGCTCGATGATCTCTCTTTGCTCTGGATCTAAAGCATGTTCCAATGCTCGTTTAATCTGAATGTATTTGTAATCATTGATTTTCTTAGTGTCACGTAATTCAGGAAACAAGGAGATATTTTGATTCGAACATTCTTCCTGGTTCTGCATACGAACCTTTAAAACTCTATAACTGAATAATTCCTTTGCTACTTCTTTTTGTATTAATTTGTACTCCTCATTCGTGATTTCTGGAAAGAATGCTAATTGCTCCATTTGTAATCCCCCTATTTCTGAATTTGTCTTTTTAACATCACATAAGGTACGTGAAATTTTAATACCACATTGTTGAATAAGGGAAACATGCATAGCGAGTAGCCCCCACCATCCACTCTGCATGGTTCCGTTATCCATCAGGCCTTTAATAACTTACGTTTCCTGTTTTCCATCTTCTCTTTCGCTGCTTCAATGTTATTTGCTACTTTCTTATGGTCCTGATCAAATTGAATCATTCCATCAAACATAACTGGTGCTACTGCTTCATCAATGTATTGCAAGTAATCAACTGGTGCTCGTTCTGTCTGTTCTACTAAGTACCCGTAAACATCGAAGTCTGCTCTTGATATGGACTTCTTGCCATTTGGTTGATGAGACATCCTTACATAAGATTGAATGACTGACGCAGGTACAAGGAATACTGTTTGATCCTTACTAAACTCTATAAGGAAGAAGCAAATCGCACCCATCTTTTCTGCTTTCTCCAGGTAATCTAATTGATGTTGTGCAATGTTACTTAAATCAAATCGAGTAAGACTCTGCGTTGACTTCGCTTCAAATGCTACTGCTCGTCCTTTATACACGCCGTCATAGTCTACTGTACTTTTAGCTTCATAGAATCCATTTAATACTCGTCCACCTGTGCTTTTTAATACCTTCACAGGAGTCGCACGCTTGTTTATAAGCGCCACTCCCTCTCTTTGATACATTTCGTTCGATAGATTAATAAGCTTCTCAAATGCCATGCCTCTATTTCCTAGTCCCATTGTTATTCCTCCTTTGTCTTTTTAAAATTAAGATCGAACTCCCCTAGATCACCTTCGCAATATGGACAATTCAACACAAACTTTCCTAAATCCCTATTCATTTCTATTGGAGCTTTAGGAGGTTTTATCTTCATTTTTGTACCGCATTGGCACTTTATATTGATCCAAATTGACACACTCATTCTCCTAACCTCGCTTTCTATTTATTATCTGTTATAAAGTTCATTGTGGAGTTTCACAAAGTATGGTGTATTTGTAACAGCAGCCCAACCATCACAACTCCTATCCCCGCAACTACATCGCAGTGTTATAAGATTGTAGCTGTTATGATATTCGTGAATTGTAATTTTCGAACGCTCACAATATCCTTTTTCAAATTCCTCCTTGTTCATTTCTCCCAACCTCGCTTTCTATTAAAAGGATTATTTTGTTTTAACTCTCTTATATTCAACTGTTGGATACCTTTTTAAAAAGGTTTGTTTAAATCCACATTTAGTACAAACATGTTCGAATCGAGGTGGATCAGTAAGTAACATTGTGTCTCTTCCTTCTTGATGAAACATTTCTCCTTCTTCGCATTTATCGCAAGTGTACTCAACACCAACCGTCTTCACTTCAAAATTCGTTTCCATTTCCCTCTACCCCCCTGAATGAAATTCAATATTCCGTCAATACTGTAGACAACCCATTTCTTAACCTGAGCAGTTAGCTTTTGCTAGCTGCTCTTTTTAATATCAGCTTTTTCCTTACAGTCTTCGCAATAAACCATATCTCCAATGACAATTGCAGTTTCTTCGTATTGTGGTGTTCCACATCCACATTCCCACCACCAGCCATTCTCTAAATAAGCTTGTTTCGGGATTAAGTGTTCATGTTTATACTGATCTGCCCATTTAGCTCTTCTTACTTCTACATCAATGAAATCAATACCGAACTCACACTTCCCATAGTTTCTAGCTTGTCCAGTTGTCTCAGCGAATGCTATTCGTGAATACTCACCATCACTTACTTGATATGCTTTCATATCCATTCCCCTTTTCTACAAAATGAAATTTTTATAATAAACCTTCAATCTTTGCTATCGCTTCAAATATTGGGTAAATCTGTTGTGGCACCACCGCATTGCCTAAGAACCTCAATCTATCTTCGTCCAATCTTGTGGCAGTCCCATCATCCATTCCACAAATTGCGGGTTGATTTTCTTCCCAATATGTTCTGGAAAGTGTTCCCCGATTGATCCCGGTAGTGTTTTCCCGTGGCTGCCGTTTGCTTCTGAAGGGCACAACTCGCGGATCGGCTTGTAATTTTGACTTGTCGTTGGAGTGGCCAATAATAAATGTCCGGTATCTTTGATGTGGCGCGCCGACACTGACAGCCGGTAATACGAACGTCCTTGTCGAGTAGTTTTCTTCTTCCAAGTCGGAGAGCACGGTGTCCAAGCCCATTGTGACGTGTCCAGCAACATTTTCTCCAACAAACCAAGTGGGTCTGAGTTCTCTAATGAGTCGGAAGACTTCTGGCCATAACCATCTTTCGTCTTCTGCGCCTTTTCTCTTTCCGGCCATGCTTTCTCCCTGACAGGGATATCCTGCTGAAATAACTCCAATTGAATCAACGTCTACACCTCCATCTATTAATGATTGTTTCGTAAGTTTATATACATCCGGGAAAATAGGAATGTTAGGATAGTTCTTTCTAAGTACCTTCTGATTGAACTCTTCTATTTCGCAAAAGGCTGCTGTTTCAATTCCAGCCCAATCCGCTGCCATGCTTATCCCTGCAATTCCCGAACATAGATCCAACATTTTCATTTCCTATTCCCCTTTGTTTTAAAATGAAGTTTTGTTTAGTTTTTATCGTTACATTTCTCGCATTTAAACTTCTTATTTCTATTTTCATAATTTGCCTTTACAGTTATTTCTTTTTTACAATCACTACATAGTGTTAGAACCTTATTAAATCCCATAATCAACTTCCCCTTTCTAACAAAATAGCGTTTTTATATTAATTAATGAGTCACATCACTGAACTCATCTGTTATCCAATCCGTATCAACATCTTCAATTGGTGGCATTTCTCCAATACGTTCTAAATTTAACTTCATAGAGTCCTCGATTAAATTATCTAAGTAAGAGCTTCCTACCTTATTGACGATTGACTCCATTCTTTTGCCGACTTTATATAAAAACCTCATCGTATCTTCTTTAGTGCTTGTCTGAATTAAAACGTCTTCTGTGATTGGTAAACTTATAGCCTTAAAACCTGTTGTCACTTCAGACACATTAATTTGATCCACAACAGGTATAGCACTGAATCTGTACTTCCCTACTTGTATTTCATGACCGATTAATGATTCCCAATGAGTAGCTGTTGCTAAATGAAACTTTTGAGCTTGTTCGTTC